GCCTGACTGTATGGAGTTTCCAACAAATTGGAAAGATTTTTTAGCTTCACATTCATTTATAGATCATGAAAAGATTTATACAAATGGATCTGAATTAATTTCTTGTTTTAGAGTAGAACAGCTTATTAAACATTATTTCCCAGAAGAAAATAAAGAGCATTGTTATACTTGCGATGATCTTGAAAAAAATGATAGTTTATATAGTTCTAGATATGATGATGTAGGATATTGTTTCGATGAAATAAGAAATATTCAATATTGTCCAAAATGCGGTCGCCGCCTTTTAACATATGAAGAAAAAAACAAAAGAGCAGAAGCTACAATGAGAAAAATCTGTAAGCAGATTTTAGAAGAAACAGAGGAATAAAATATGCCTATTCGCGCAATTGTAATTATGTTTGTTATTGCTGTTGCAATAGCAATTTGTTATCGTGAGCCTATTTATAATTGGTTTAAGAAAACTTTTAAAAAATAAAAAGGAGATATTATGAAAAAATTTATTACAGCCCTCACTATTTGTCTTGCTTTTGTAATTGGTATTATTATAGTTTATGCGGCAACTCATGAGACTATTCCCGCAGGTTATGTAGGATATGTATATGATAGAACAGCAACAGCAGAAGATAATGTTATCGAAGGAACCTCCGTTCTTGATGATGAAAGAACTGGCCGTATCCGCATCAATCCTGTAACACAGGACGTTCTCAAGTATCCTACCACTATTGTATCTAAAAACTGGACTTGTCTCGCGGAAGGTGACAATAGAACAGATATGTCTATGCAAATCGCTTCAAAAGAAGGCAAGAATATTGATGCAGATATTTATATTAGCGTTCGTCCTGTTGATATTGGAAAGATTATTAAATCTTTTGGTACTAAATCTTTTGATTCTATTGTTGATAATGATATTTATGGACTTTGTAAAGGCAAGCTCTCTGGTGTAACTCAGGCGTATTCTGTTTATGATATTCAGTCTAGCCGTACTGAAATTCAACAGAAGGTATTTGACATTCTTTTTGGTACTCTTCATGATGTCTATGGAGTAGAACTTGTTAGACTTGAGCTAGGTACTTTGAATCTTCCGCAGGATATTCAGGCAAAAATTGACCAGAAGACAGAGGCACAAAATGAAGTTGAGCTTGCACGTCTTGAAAGAGAAAAGCAGGATGAAGTAAACCAGCAAATTGTTGATGCACAAAAGGCACAGTCAGAAAAGGAAATGCTTCAGAGACAGACAGAAGCGGATGCCGCCGCTTATGAGATCGCAAAACAGGCTCAGGCACAGATTGAAGCTCAGCAGGCACAGGCAGAAGTAGCTCGCATTAAGCGTGAAGAAGCAGAAGCCGCCCAGAAATCTCAGGTTGAAATTGCTCGTATGAAGGTAGAAGAGGCTCAGCTTAAGAAAGAGGCAGAACTAGAAAGTCAGAAAACCCTTACTGAAGTATATTTTAAAGATAGGGAGCTTGATATTAGACAGGAGGCCGTCCGCGCCATTAATGGATCTGTAAGTACAATTATTACATCTGGAGAAGGTGAAGGATATGGAGCTCTCTTTGGAATTAAGGAAGTATTGAATTCTATTGATAATTAAGGAGAGAATATATGAAAGAAAATAATAATTCTAATGCATCTGGTGGCGGTATCGGTTTTGCAGGAGTTCTAACTATTGTTTTTATCGTCCTCAAACTTCTTGGTAAAATCACATGGTCTTGGTTATGGGTGCTCTCACCTATTTGGATTTCTGCTATTCTTGCGATTATATTTTTGATTATTTATATTATTGCTTGTTTACTTACTTAATAATTAAATAAAAAAATATTATAATATAAAGCTGCGGATCCGCAGCTTGTTTTTTTAAAAAATTTATGATATAATATGTATAGAAAATGAGGAAAGGAATATAAAACTCATGGAAAAAATCTTTCTGGCTGATTCTTATAAGGATGCTCAAATTATTAGCGAGCCTTTTGAAAATGCAAAAGGAAAGATGTATGTGAAGATTCGAAAAACTTGCCCTAGATGCGGTGGCAGCGGGAATTATTCTTATAATGAAGTCGACGGGACTATGTGTTACGGTTGTATGGGAGCAAAATATGTCATAGACAATGTTCGTGCCTATACTGAAAAAGAATATAATCAGATGACTGCCGCAAAAGAAAAAGCCAAAGAAAGAAAGGCTATGCAGAAAGCTGCCAAAGAAAAAGAACTCGTTGATAATGCTGAAAAGTATAAGCATGAAGTTGCTTTTAAACTTGGCTTTGGTGAAGATAATAAAGCATACCTCGTATATGGTGATGATACCTTTGCAATTAAAGATAAGCTAAAGGAACTCGGCGCAAGATTTGATCCTACTTTAAAATGGTTCTTTGCTAATAAAGTTGAGCTTCCGGAAGGTTATAATCTTTGCGAATTTTCTTTTGATGAACTTTACGACTATAATCCTCTTGGCAAGTGGGCATCTTTTAAGGAAAATGCTAAAGAGATTGTTTCCAAAAGAATGGCTGAACTGAAAGGGCCGTCTACTTCTGTTTACTACCCCGCCGCGGAAAAGGATAGAATTAGAAATATTACTGCAAAACTTGCTTCTGTTCGCGGTTTTGAAGGTATTTATGGTTACACTTATGTTTACACTTTCACTTCTGGTGATTATGTATTTGTATGGATGACTGCCAAGAGTATTAATATTGAATGTGGCGAGACCGTTGATTTGACTGGTACTATTAAGAGTTTTGATGAATACATGGGAATTAAAAATACCTATTTAACTCGTTGTATCGTAACCAAGATTGATTAAGAGAGTTACCTCTTGATATTTCTATAAAATTATGATATAATATATATAGAAAATATGAAAAGAGGTTAAAGTTTTGAGAAAGCATAACTCTTTAATCGATGCATTTGTAGAAGATATTGGTTATTTAGATAAGCCATTTGGCTTGCTAATAAATGATGGAGAACCTGAAAATCCTATTTATTTTGAAGAGCTCCAAGAACAGATTTTAGATATTGATTCGGGGGCGGATTTCCACTTCGGTATGTCGAAATTTGTCATTACCGCCCCCTCGCTGGGGGATATCGTGATTAAAGTCCCTTTCAGCGGAACTTATGATTATTATGGGGATGATTGCGCAGATAATTTTTCTAAGAATGATATTGTAATTAATGAAGGTAATTATTGGTACACATATTCCCCATTTTGGAAAAAGGACTATTGCAAAATTGAATATAAGAAGTATAAAGCTCTTTGGAAAAAGAATTTAGATTGCTTTGTAGCAAAAACGCAATACTATAAAACACTTCCTAATGGAATTTCAGTATTTCTTCAAGAAAAAGTAATCCCTAAATATGATGACTGGCACAATAGAAAACCATCCATCCGCTCCAAAGACATTGCTAAAAGATGGATCCATGTTGATGAACTTGCTCTTGATAGTACTTGGTTAGCAAGTTGTATTGATTTTTATGGAGAATCTAAAACGCGGCGGTTTATGGATTATTGCAATAACGAAGATACTGATATTCTTGCAGATCCTCATTCGGGAAATTTAGGCTATAGAGAAGATAATACTCCAGTAATTCTGGATTATTCAAATTTTATTGATTAATATTTAAAGGAGAAATATACAATGGCTCAGACACGGAATACGCCCTGCCGCTATTACATCTGTGAAAATAATTGCGAGAAGGGTTTTGAAGGCACTTTTGGAAAGGCTTGTCAGAAATGCAAGTATTACTCTGCAATTTTTCAGAAGAAGCCTGTAAAGACTCGCGGGGATTTGCGTAAGACAAAGCGGTCTGATTATGAAGAGAAGGAAGCAAAAGAAATGCTTGAAGAGGAAATGGAGAGGTATAAGTGAAAACTCCTCAGTTGTTTTATATGGCGGAAGGCGAAGGTTTATTGCCCACTCGATTAGGTAAGCTGAACGCCGCCATTAAAGAAATAAAAAATTATCCTGCTCCTACTATTGATGAAGATACATTTGTCTATATTATGGATAAATGTAATTTAGATTATAAAAGTCTAACTCAGAAAGAATTAAATTATATTCTCGCAGAAATTCGCAAGTAAGAAAACCACTTGCAAAAACAAAAAAATTTTGATATAATATACTTACAAAAGATAAAGAAACAAAAAACAAGTAAAAATTTTTAAGGAGATTATTATGGAAAACACTGAAAAGAAGTTCACTAAGGTTGATTATTTTACCCTGCTGAAGGATGTAGTTGATGGGGCAACCCTTGATGCGGAAACCGCCATGAATGTTAAGGATTTCCTTGATAAGGAAATCGAACAGCTTGAGAAGCGTAAGGTTGCGGCGAAGGATAGGGCTGAAAAGAAGAAGGCTGAATCTGATGCTCTGACTGATGAAATTTATGCTCTTCTTACTGATGAGCCTCAGACTGTAGAAGATCTGCTTGCGGCTTTCGAGGATGAAACCGTTACTCGCAATAAGATTACCTCTCGTCTTGGCAAGCTTGTGAAGGCTGGCCTTGCGGAAAAGGATACTGCTAAGATTGACGGCAACCGCAAGATGGTTTATATCAAGGGAGACGGCACTCCTGTTGATGTTGAAGAGTAATTAAATAAACAGGGGGAGTATTCCCCCTGTTCTCCTTGGGAGGAATAATATGTTTTGTTTAGATTATTTCCCTAATAAGAGTTATGTAAAAGAAGTTTAGTAGTTACGAATCTATTATAGACCTGCCGACCGCACACTTTAGGATTTTTTACAATAGTATCAAGATAAATCTATTATCATTGATGTACAAGATACTTTTGAAGATTTAGATGCTGAACTATTAAAAGGATTAGAATAGAAGTATCAAAATTTTAGACTAATTATTAACTTTGAAAATAAAGAGCATTTAAATCGTGTTCAAAAATATGAAATTCCATTTTTCTTTTCTAATTATGTTGGCACAATAGATGAAATGTGTGGATTAATGAAATATAATCCTACAGATATGTATATTTGTGAAGAGCTTGGTTTTTCTCTTGATAAGATAAGCAAGATTTTACATTAGCATAACATTAAGGTGCGGGTGATTCCTAATTTATGCCAATCTAGTTTTGCGGAAACCCCCAGTATATTAAAATTTTTTGTTAGACCAGAAGATATTTCTTTTTATTCTAATGGTTTAGTAGATATATTTGAAATTGTTTCTGATATAGATCATCAGGCAATTTTATATAAAATTTATAAACAAGGCTATTGGGCGGGACCAATTAAATAGGTTATTCCAAATTTTAAAGAAGATTTGGATAGCAGATTTTTAATGGATTATTTTGCTGTTATAAGATCTAAATGCGGCAAGCGTTGTTTATATAAACCAGAAAGCTGTGATATTTGTCATAGGTTTATAGAATTAGCAGATACTTTTAAGGATAACAATCTCTTTATCAAGAAGAAGAAAACCGACAGTTGATTTTTTCAAAAAATTTTGATATAATATATATACAATAAAGATAAAAAAGAGGTCGTATATGGCAGTCAAAGGACAGATTTTGAAAAACGAAATCACACAGAAGATTCTTGAAACCTTTAAAGGAAGTTTCCTTTATAATGATGGTAAAGAGATTCGTATCAACGGGATGGAAGACGGTTCCCCCGTGCAGATTAAGGTCACACTTACCGCAAGTAAGACACCTGTAAATCTTGACGAAACTCAGGACAATTCCGATTCATCGGTAAACCTTTCTTTTGAAGAAAAGAATGAAAAGATTCCTACCGAACCTTCTGATGAAGAGAAAGAGCGTCTTGAAAGACTTATGAAATCTTTGGGTCTATAAGAGGTTTATATGGAAACTAAACCGCATCTTTTTCAGCTTTCTTATTGGGAAACAAGTGGTAAGTTTTATTGTAATGATATAAAAAACTTGGCGGGCAAGTCAGCTAAATGGTATGTTGCGGCAAGAATGCTTAATCTTTCTGTTGAAGATTATATTGCCTTGCTTATCAAATATAATGCAAAAGGAATTAGATATTATCGACCAACAGATTGTTTAGTTTTTCATTTCGATACTGAAAAAGATGTAAAAAGTTTTTGTTCTTATATTAATAAAAAAGCTAAGACTGTTAATTATTATTGTAAATAATAGCAGTAGGAAGTCAACCTAGTAATTCGCTCGTTTGTACTATAGGGATTCCGCGAGATGAATACGGAAGGCAATATCAGACTTGAGGTGGTTGATAAAGTCTGTGTGATAATGGGACATAGCGCAGTCTGGTGAGCGCAGCGGTCTTATAAACCGTTGGTCGAGAGTCCGAATCTCTCTGTCCCGATCTTACAAGGCACGCACAGCAATTTAATCGTCGTTTTGCAAGTAGTGTGGAAATCCGATAAGTGCCTTGCTATTTTAACAATAGGAGAAGAATATGTCTTATTATTATACTTATTATATTGGATATTATAAAAAGGCGGATGGTCTTATTCATCCACTTGGTCCATATAATGTTTTTAATGAAATGGTTCCCGCATTTTCAGTTTCACAGAGTTTTTCTTCTGATCTTCATGATAATTTTCATAAAATTTTTAAGGCGGCAGCGTCTGATGAATTAAAGAAAGAATTTCCTTATGAGGGCTGGGATGAAGAAGGTGAATATTCTTCTTTGAAAATGCTTGCGGTTTCTGCTTTACCGCACACAGGATTCATTAAAAGTGGTTATGTTTTAATTGAAGATGTAAAGAAGTATGAGAATGGAGATTATGATAGTATTGATGAATTATTTCAAGAATGGATTTCTCCTACTGTATATGCGAGTATGCTAAGTAATGAATTGCTTTTGGGAAAACAGACTGAATTAGTCTTTTATGATGAAGAAGGCAATTCTCAAGAGGAAGAAGAAGTTTCTCATTCTGCGGGAGAGTATATGTTTTATTCTTTTCCTGATTACTATTGTGAGGAATATGAATCTTTTATTTTGAATCAGTTTGTTAAATCTATGAGCTTATCTGATAAGATTAGCGCGGAAGATGAACTTGTAATTCTTTTGGTAGAAGGCTAATAAATAATAGGGCGGTAGTTTAACGGTAAAACAGCGGTCTCCAAAACCGCACGATAAATCGGGTTCAAATCCCTTCCGTCCTGGATTTGATTCTGTGGTGGAATGGCATACACAGGCGCCTTAGACGCGTCGCGCTGAGGGTTCAAATCCCTCCAGAATTATCAACAAATAACGGACAAGGCTTTGGCAGGTGATTTCTGGTGAAGGCGGGAGAATAAATCGTTAAAACCGCTTGATAACTAGAAAAACAGACTGGTGGGACGCGAGTGGTTATTTGTTTTGTCCGAGTAGTTCAGTTGGTTAGAACGCAAGACTGTGGCTTGTTAATTTAATTGGTAAAATATTTAAATATAAGTTCAAATCTTATACAAGTCTTAATCTTGATGTCGGGGGTTCAAGTCCCTCCTCGGACGTTCTTATTTAAAAAATCTCTTATTGATTTTTTAAAAAAAATATGATATAATATATATGTAAGATAAAGAAAGAACAAAAGATTAAACGCGGATTAAATGGTGAAGCCAATATTTACCGCAACTTCACTTAAATCGTTCCTTTTAATAGTCAATCGTGTGAGGGACTTGAATGGCGGTTGAGGGTGAGCATGGGGTCGCCGCCATTGACATATGACACACGATATATTATATAGTGCCTTGGTTCTCTGCGATGAGCAGGGCTTAAATAATCCCGTTCGATTCGGGAGGCTATATATTTGGGGTTATAGTTCAGTTGGAATGAACGCGTGATTTGCATTCACGAGATCGTGAGTTCGATCCTCACTAGCTCCATTAACCGCATGGATGGCCATGAGCGCAGTTGATAAACTAATGATATGTTGATATCTCAGATGCGGTATATAAATAATATGGGCCTCATGCAGAAAGTGGTACGCTCTTCATGAGTATGCAATTTATGATACAATGGCGAAATGGTTAGACGCGGGGATGGTGAATTCCCTGCCCGAGGGACGCTTTGGGCGTGTAGGTTCAAATCCTGCTTGTATCATTCGGACTCTTGGGGACGAGCGAGAGGATGATAGGGCTTTAAGATGATTTCACCTTAATCGAAATCTCAATTTGGTCTCTTCTTCTAAATGGCTAGGAAATCGGCCTTTCACGCCGATAATGGTGAGTTCGAGTCTCCCAGAGATCATTTGTCAGTTAAGACTTTAAAATCCACGTTATCATTCGTCAGTAGATACGCTTGGCAAACGTGTAATAAAGAGGCAAGGATGTGTCTATGTGGGCGGGGCTCACAAATGGATGAACAGCAGTTTAACTCTGCGACGTGATGGGTTCGACTCCCGTCAGTGCCGATGCAATATTCCATTTATTCGGGTCGATAGCTCAGCAGGTAGAGCGGAGGATTGAAGATCCTCGCGTCGGCGGTTCAATCCCGTCTCGACCCATTAGATAGGAATATTTTTCTATCAACTCGTAGAGACATGGATTCCTTTATCCGCTAAACTACTCCCAACAGACGCTACGAAAGAAGACCGTAGACTGGTATGGAGCTTTGTGGCTAAGACGAGTATAAAAAGAAAGGCAAAGTAAGCGGATATTTTTAAGACCGACCAAATATCGAGGCCACTTAATTGGTTCTATTCAGCCCGCCCCGAGGCGCGGTCTTAAAGTTAATGCGGGATGACGCAATTGGTTAGCGTGCCATCCTTACAAGTTGGAAGTTGCAGGTTCGAGCCCTGTTCCCGCAATTAATTTGCATATGTAGTATAATGGTTAGTATAAGAGATTTCCAATCTTTTGGTGGGAGTTCAATTCTCCTCATATGCTTTATATCCCTTAATAGTGTAATGGTAACACGCCGTATAAGTGACCTTAGCTATATGGTTTGTCAGCAAAATTTTCTTTGCATTCAGAGCCGGGATTAGAGGTTCGAGTCCTCTTTAAGGGTTTATTATTTTAATTTATTAATCAAAAGGAGAAAACAAATGGACAGAATTCTTGATGCAATCGACATTATCACTACTGAAATGGATTATATTTATGAAGCCATTAAGAAGATTGATAATTCAGTTCCTGCAAAGGCACAGGCAATAGCGGAAGTTGTTAAGGAAAGAGAAAAGACCAACCGCAAGCTAATTGCTTTTTATGAGCAGGTTCTTGATCTTGACGGTTGGGAAGATGAAGATTTTGATTAATAATTAATTTATTAATAAAAAAAATGAATATAGATGTTGCGAAAAATAGCTGAAAAAAAGTGATGTGCGGACACTCCTGCTATTTGGTGATGGTGTCTATCTATATTTTCTTAATTAAGATTCATCTCATCTATTAATCGGTGAAACGATATATCTGGTTAATCGTGCTAATACGTATTAGATAATTAAGAGACGTTATGGCCCTACCGATACGTTAAATCGGGGTAAATGCACTTAAGTGGGTTTTAATATATGATGGCTTGTACGTAATATGAGACAAATGATTCAAACCTTTGGTTAAAGAGTGCAATTTAATGCTGGTACAAGAGCTAACAAAGGAGAGATGAATTTAGACCATTTTATTTATTGAAATTTTGTTATGATGAGGCGATATATTCATAGTAAATATGGATGAGGTATGATGATGTCGGTCGCGAGTAAAAGGACGAACGGTCATCTGTGGCGACGCAGACCAACTAATAGTGTCTAGGCGTTAAGTAGTCATAATTTTATGGAAATGGTAAAATGGTTATTTCCGGGTATGGTCAAGCGGTATGGCTCCGCACTTGGGATGCGGAAACGGCTGGTTCGACTCCAGCTACTCGGATTTTTTGGGAGCGTACTCAAGTGGCTGAAGAGTTCTGACTTGAAATCAGATAGGCGGCTAATAACCGTGCGTGGGTTCAAATCCTACCGCTCCCGTATGTTATTTTATTTTTATGAAAGTATTAATTATGAATATTATTTTTTTAATTATTGCTTATGTTCTCTTATTTTGTGCGCTATTTTTTATAATTTATATCTCGAAACAGATAAATACGTAACTTTATTTCATATTATAATTATTATTACATTATTTATTAATGTATTTTCTTTTTCAATGTGGGTATTTAATTTATTTCCATTAAGAGGGGTATAATGATTTTTTTATTTGCTTATATTGGTTCAAATATCCTTGCAGGATGCTTATTTTTAAGTTGGTACATTTTTCAAACAAAGAATAGTAAAGAAAATAAACAATTAAGATAGGATAATAAAAAATTAAAAACTCTTTTGCAAGAAGCTGTTGATAAAAATAATAGACTTAATTGTGAGAAAACAGAATTATTAAAATTAATTAATGAATTACAAAAGTCTAACAAAAAGAATATTTCATCAGATTCGTCTACATATGAATCTATTCGAGATAGTCTACAAGCACAAAATGCCAATATTTTAATGAATTTTATGTCACAAAGCCAAGCAATTAGTGCGGGTATACTTATGGCAATGACTCCATGGTATTTACGAAGTCCTTATCAATCTTTATCAAGTCCGCAATATCCTTATACTTGGTAATGATAATCTTCCTATTGATTTTTTTAAAAAATTATGATATAATATATATACAAAAGATGAAAAAGAAAAAGGAGATTCTTCAAAATGGATCAGATGCTTGATATGGTAGATTTCGAGGATGAAATGAGCGAAGAAACGGAAGCCCCGAATATTGAAGCATTTGCCAATAGTTCGATTAAGATGTATCTTAAGGAAGTCGGAGAATATCCTCTTCTTGATAAAGATGAAGAAGTATTTCTTGCAAAGAAGGCGGCGGCTGGTAATGAAACCGCCAGAGATCGCCTGATTAAACACAATCTTCGACTCGTTGTATATATTGCTAAGAGATATATGGGTCGTGGAATGGCTCTGATGGATATGATTCAGGAAGGTAATCTTGGTCTTATCAAGGCTGTGGAAAAATTTGATGTAACAAAGGGTTATAGATTTTCTACTTATGCAACTTTCTGGATCAAGCAGTCTATTTCTAGAGCCATTATGGAGCAGGGCAGAAATATTCGTATCCCTACTCATATCATTGAAAGAATCAGCAATATTCGCAAGGCAGAAAAAGAGTATCAGCAGAAGTTCAATAGAGATCCTAATGAAAAAGAGCTTGCCGCAATCCTTAAGCTTGATGTAAAAAAGATCAAAGAAGCATATGAATGGATGAAGGATACTACTTCTCTTGATGTTACTATTGGTGACGATGAAGATGCTACTATTGGATCTTTTGTTGAAGATGAATCTGTTGCAGAATCTTTTGAGCAGATTGATAATGAGAATCAGTATAATGTTCTTCATGAAGTTCTTAATACTCTTTCCAATAGAGAAAAGGATGTTATTCTGAGAAGATTTGGTATCGGTTTTGAAAGGGCGGAAACCCTTGAAGAAATTGGTAAGTCTCTTCATCTGAGCAGAGAAAGAATTAGACAGATTGAAGCAGATGCAATGCGGAAGCTTAGAAATCCGCGGCGGGCGGCCCTTCTGAGAAATTATATTTAAGGAGATTATCATGGCACTTTATTATGTTTGTGGTCAGGATCAGATTTATGGTGGACTTCATGGTATGAAATATGAATCTATCGAAGAGGGCTCCGTCGAAGATGCCATTGAAACTGCTCGAGAACTGTCTATGGATGTAATTACATCATATTCTGATATTTCTTCTACTCTTGAAGAAGAAATTGCAGAAGAGTGTTCTAATTATTATATTAATTATGAGGATTATTTTACTTGGTCAGAAGATGATTGTGATAAGATTGAAGAAATCAAAGAAATGATTTATGAAGAAGATATAGATGCAATTTATATTGAATTAGATGAATCTAAGCTTCCTACTACAGACCCCTATGAACTTGATAATCTTCTTCACACCATGGGGACAGAAGAATTTCTTAAAAATTATGAATTAAAGGAGTCTTAAAATGTCTGATATTCGGTTCTGGTATTATGAAATTAAGTATTGGGATGACTTAGAAGATGAGCATAAATACTTGGCAGGACTTGTTGCAGGAACAACTATTGCAGAGGCAATGAATAATCTCTATAAAGAGTATGGAGATGAAATTGAAGATATAAATACTTTTAGGGCTTTAACTGAAAATGTTTTTGAGTTTAATTTGGCAAAAGGACTTGATAATTTCAATTGGACAATTTCTCCAGTTTAAGATTTCTTCTGTTGATTTTTTTAAAAATTTTTGATATAATATATATGTAAGATAAAGAAAGATGATAGCAATGCCAAACGATTTAAGATTCCTAGGTTAAGTCTTAACGAGAGTTCGCCAGACTATGGAAACGGGTTTGTTATAATTACCTAGCGGCGAAGAGTTGATCTCCTTCAAAATTCGGGAAATAAAATGTGACCGCGATCCCAAAAAGGAACGAAGCTATCATCTATTTTGGTCTCATAGTCAAGCGGCCTAAGACGTCTGACTCTAAATCAGAAGACCAGGGTTCGAATCCCTGTGGGACTAGTTCTTTGGGGACATAACTGTATGCGCGCTATGAAGTTATGCGAACGAAGTAACTTGTTAATTCAACAAGAATTAAACCTATTGTTGGGCGGGAAACAAGGTTTGCTAAGAGCGTATTATCCATAAAATGCACTCTTCGGTGTGTAATCTTGTTAATTACGCTGGAGGATTTGATAATTTCATCTCCAGAATATTGGAATTATCTCGATGTGGGTTTGGCAGTTTCTTCCTAAAACTGCCCATATCGCGGTGTAGAGCAGAGGTAGCTCGAGAGGTTCATATCCTCTAGGCCACGGGTCCGATCCCCGTCACCGCAATTTGGTAGATCTCCAAATGGCATTCCTGAGCCAGATTCCAAAAGAAACATTGCGTTTCTTAGGTATCAAACAGGATTTGCTCTCGTAGCTCAGTCGGTGGAGCGCGCGCCTTGTAAGCGTGAGGACCAGGGTTCAAGTCCCTGCGGGAGCTTCTAAGATACGTTCAGCAATTATTTGATGGATAGTTTAGAGGTAAAACATCAGGTGGAAAGCCTGAAGATCGGGCGTTCGAATCGCCCTCTACCGACAAAAAGGTATCTTGCAAAAATGATAAGGCATACACAGCAAATTATTTTGGTTAAAGAAAAATTCTGCAAAAATTTTTTGAAACGGTTCAATTCCGTAAATATGCCTTGTAAAAACTAAGACGTACACAGCAAATTATTTTATCTCTGCCATATTTAGAATATGAGGACTAGAGAACCTCAAATATAACGCGTCTTGTAAATTTCGGGGGCGTGGTGGAATAGGTAGACACCCGAGACTTATACAAATTGAGTGCATAAGTAAGAAATTCTTATGTAGAAGATGGCTAATTCGACGAAAATCTGTTTAGGCAGACAACGACGAGCTAAAATTTTTGGGCAGACCCATAAAATTGTCTTTTTAAATTTTTGATATATAATATCAAAAAAAGAAAAGGAGAAAATTTTATGGCATTACATCCCTATACAAAAGAATGGCTTGAAGAACTTTGTTCTGATAGTTATTCACTAGCAGAAGTTTTAAGAAAAGCAGGACGTAAACAAGGTGGAGGTACACAAGCCACTTTAAAGAAAAAAATTGAGGAATTTAATATTGATATTTCTCATTTTACTGGACAAAGATGGCAAGACAGCCCTCACCAATAGCCTCAAGATTATAGTAATAAAGAAAAATACGAAATAGAAGACATCTTTATTGCTAATAGTCCAGTTACTCAAAAAGTAATGCGAGGATATGTAGAAAGACATAAATTATTAGATTATAAATGTCAAACCTGTGGCTGTGATGGTCATTGGCAAAATGGATTAATTTCATTAGAAATTGATCATATTGATGGTGATAATACTAATAATTAGTTATCTAATCTTAGATATTTATGTCCAAATTGTCATGCTTTAACTGAAACTTATAGAGGAAAAAATAAAGCATTAAAAGCTACCCAAAAATAAATGTGTAGAGACTATACACCATCCACCTAAGTCAGTAATGATATGGTGAAGAAATAGTCCAGACTACAACATTATTATGATGGCTATGGTGACATAGAGTAGTAAGAAAATCTCGTGAACGCAAGTTCGTGCGGGTTCGAGTCCCGCCGCCCCCATCTTATGAAACAATAGGTGAATAATATGACAATCAAAGAAATTGAAAATATGGTTTTAAAAAATCCTGAATATGGTTTTTTAAAGACCAACCCGCATCTAGCTAACAAAATTGTATTTCTTACATTAGGCGGCAGTTATGCATATGGAACTAATGTAGAAACATCAGATGTAGATATTAGAGGATGTGCATTAAATAGCAAAGCTGATCTCTTAGGTTTGTCATCTTTTGAGCAAGTAGTCGATTCAGAAACTGATACGACTATTTATTCATTTAATAAACTTGTTCAGCTTCTACTTAATTGTAATCCAAATACAATTGAAATGCTTGGATGTCGTCCAGATCATTATTTTATGATGACTCCTATTGGAAGAATGATGATTGATAATCAAAAATTATTTCTCTCCCAAAAGGCAGTTCATTCATTTGGCGGTTATGCAGTCGCACAGCTTCGTCGCCTAGAAAATGCAATTGCAAAAGATGCGCTTCCTCAAGCCCGCAAAGAAGAACATATTAAACAATCTATGGAAGGCGTAATTGAAAACTTTAGAAAAAACTATACAGATTTTTCTAATGGAAGCATTGTTCTTTATACTGATATTTCTGAAAGAGAAGAATTTGACAGGGAAGTTTTTGCGGATATTACATTAAAACATTGCCCTGCCCGCGAGTTTAATGGTATCTTAAATGCAATGACAGATGTCTTAGGCTCTTATGATAAATTAAACAAGCGCAATAGAAAAAAAGATGAAGCACATCTTAATAAACATGCAATGCATTTAATTCGTCTTTATTTGATGTGCATTGATATTCTTGAAAAAGAGGAAATTATTACTTATCGTGAAAAAGAAAGAGATTATCTTCTTGATATTAGAAATGGTAAGTATATGAATTCAGATGGAACATATAAAGATGAATTCTTTGATATGGTAAATTATTATGAAGAAAGATTAATTTATGCAAAAGAAAATACTAATTTGCCAAAGCTTCCTGATTATCATGCTATTGAAGAGTTTGTAATGGATGTAAACATGACTGCGGTAAGCATTTAAAAGATTGTTTGTTGATTTTCTTAAAAAATTATGATATAATATATATAGAAAATCAAAAGAGAGGAAATAAAAAATGAAAACTCTTTATATCTATCTGGATGACATTCGTGATATGCCTTGGCAGTACACTCTTCATGTAGATAAGGCAATTGTTTGTAGAAGTTATAAAGCTGCGGTTGCCGCAATAAAGAAGTATCTTCCTTCTTTTGATAATCTTATTGTTGATCTTGACCATGATCTTGGTTATGATGGTCTCGATCTCGATAATGATCATTCTAATGATCCTACTGGTTATGATTTTTGCAAGTATCTTGTGGAGAACGAGATTACCGGCAGATTTCATATTCATTCTATGAATGTGGTTGGAGCTGAGAATATGAGACAACTTCTTTCCCACTATGGTTGGGCAGAGTTTTAAATTATTTTCTAAGAAAGGAATGGTAGTTATGTTGAATGCGGTGTTTTAATTACTTTTAAGGAGGTAATTAAAAATGAGTCGTTCATATAAGCATACTCCCTATTGCGGATTAAAGAAAAGTAAATTCTATAAAAATTATGCCAATAGAAAGCTGAGAAGGCAAAAGTTAACTCATAATTATCAGCATATGGCATATAAAAAGAATTCTTGCTCTTATGATATTTGTGATTGGTATGAGCTTCCGCCTAAAAACTTTCATAGATATTATAAAGAAGCGGTTAGCCGCTGGTTGGAATGGTCACAGTACAGTTGGTAGAAAGATGAGCCATACCCCACTAAAGAAGAATGTTGGCAAAGATACCAGAAATGGTTTATTAGAAAATAATTAAAATAAGGCGTTTACTGCAATTTAATATTATAGATGAATGTAAATAATTAGTTTTAATTTTTATTTAAAAACCAAATATCAACGCCTTGAAATTATAATAAAAAGAAAAGCCTCTATAAGATGTGAGAATTAGAGGTGGAAGGAGAATTTATTATGAAGATTTTGTATCAGAGTGAAGTAACAGGTAAAACTTATTAGACAGAAGAGGCTCTTAAGAAGGCGGAAGCCGCAGTTTCTGAAGCTAAGAAAGCTGAAGAGCAGAAGAAGAAAGAGCGCGCGGAAGCCGCAAAAGTCGTTGAAGACAAGATTGCAGCTGCCAATGCTGCTGTAAAAGACGCAAATGCCGCAGTTTCTGATTTCTGTTCTAAGTACGGTACATTTAAGACCACTCTCAAAGATGGTATTCTAATGAGTCCGTTCTCTCTTCTCTTAGATAACTTCTTTGGTTTTTAAAAAGTGAGGGTTAAATCCCTCACTTAACTTCTCACCTTACCCAAGTTTGGTTGAAGGGGTTCGTTTGCTAAACGAATAGTCTGTAACAGGAGCAAAGGTTCAAATCCTTTAGGTGAGGTCAATACAATAGGTAAGTAAGCCTGCGGAAGGGGAGGAAAATTTCCTCGAGAAGTAAAAAATCTTAAAGCCATTAATGGACTCCGCGGAAAGCTATTGTATTTATTATATGCGGTGGTGGAATAAGTAGACACTAAGGGCAAGATTATATGGGAGAACAGCTATGGGGTGGACGAGGGTCCGATTAAAAAAGCCTCTAAAGCAGTACAAACGAAATATACTAAGTTTGTATTTTAATATGGGTTAATCATGTAAGGTGTAAATCCTTACCCGCATATTTTATATTATGGAATTATATACAAGTTATTTTTATCAAATTCGTAATTTTAAACCAAATATGGTTCCTATCTCTACTGCGCGGTGGGACCCATCTTGGTACCATGATTGGATGGGTCCCGATTATGTCTTTAAAGACAAACGTGGAGTATATAATGGAATTAGAGCAGAATGTTTTCATTATGATGATCAAGAGTATGAATGTGAATGCGGCGATCGGTGCTTACTAGATCCTAAAGATCCGTCTAAATGCTCGTTTTTACGGCAACTCCGCATTCAATATGATAAGCTAAATTTTGAAGAAATTATGCAAAGATGTGTAAGACTTGGCTCTTATATAAAAGATCTTGAGAGAATGGAAGAGCTGCCCATTTTGGTATTCATTTTTTATGAAACTCCAAAGAATCTTTGTTCAGAAAGAGGAGTTCTTCAAAGTTGGTTTAAAGATCATGGATATGATTTAAAAGAGTTAGAATATCCAATTAAGTAAAATTTCTATTGATTTTTCTAAAAAATTATGATATAATATATATGTAAGATAAAGAAGGGGCAGACAGCAAATCAATTAAAAATTCTGATAGTTTTGATCTGAACACTTTTAATGCCCCTTGAATTTGCGGTTGTAACTCAGATGGTAGAGTAGCTGACTTTGGTTGTTTAGTTTAACAGTAAAATATCGGATGCGAAGATATAAGTGCAACTCTTATAACAACTACCATAATCAGCAAGTCGCGAGTTCGAACCTCGCCAACCGCATCGTCATGGTATCTCCCTCCCACTTATGCGTTTGCGGGTTCGCATTGAAAACCCGTATTTAGCGGGTTCGTTCATCGGTAGGACGGGGGCCTTTGAAGCCCACAAGACTGGTCCAACTCCAGTACCCGCTGTTTTATGGGGGCTTGTAGCTCAGTTGGAAGAGCGACGTACATATATGCTTTTAGAAATTAAAAGCTTACAGCAATTTAATTAAAATGCATTTGGAGCCGTGTGTCATAGGTTCGAGTCCTATCAAGCCCCTTAGACAAACGACACAATGTCTATAAACAAGAGTGCTCGTAGTTGTGAAACGTTAGAATCACACGGCAATAAGGGTTGTCGTTAGAGGTGACGGCCGAGCCTTCCCTTATGAGGTGTTAATGCAATGGCGGAATAGGTAGACGCAAGTTCTAAGCAGGTAGGCTCTAAGCAAGCCTGGCTGTGGGTTTTTTCTACTGGCCCATATATGAGGTGCAAATCCTCATTTGCATTATTTGACCCCGTAGCCAAGTGGTTAAGGCAGGAGGCTGCAACCCTCTGACCGCAGGTTCAAATCCTGCTGGGGTCTTTAACAAAAGATGAAAGGTAAAATATGAAAAAGTATAAGATTGTATTAGATACTGTATCAGATGTAAATAAGTTTGTATCAATCGTAAATGAATTTCTTAATTCTACAATTACAGTTACAGACAACAACGGTTTAAGAGTTAATGCAAAATCCTTGATGGGTATGCTTTATGCTCTTGAATTTGAAGAGCTGTGGTGTGAATCTGATACCGAAATCTATGAAAAGATTAAAGATTATGTAATTTAATTATTTAGAGACTAACAGCAAATTTTTCTTAATTGTAGGAGTTTATACAAAAAGAAGTCTCTAGTTTTTTATTTAAGGCTATGACAATAGCCGCAACAAGAATAAATGTTGAAAGAGTTAAAAGGAGATTATTATGAATACTTATATGAATGCACTTAAGAATACTACCAATTTCACTCACACTGAAAATGGTATGTTGACTCATAAGACCACAGAGTCTGCTGTCCTTGATATGTTTGGTCAGGCCGCCGCTTATAGAAATAGATCTGATGAAGATTGCATTCTTCTGTTTAAGAATGCTTTTGAAGAAGACCCCATTCTTGCTCTTAAGTGTCTGTTTTATCTTCGTGATGTGCGCGGCGGCCAGGGTGAAAGACGTTATTTTAGAGTTTGTCTTAAGTGGCTTGCTAATCAATATCCTGAAATAGTAAGAAAAAATATCTCTAATATTGCAGAATATGGACGTTACGATGATCTATATTGCTTAGTTGATACTCCTTTAGAAGAAGAGATGTTTTCTTATATTAAAAATGAAATTAACATTGGATTAGATATTATTCATGCAATCAGATAAGAAATTTATTGTTTATATACACAGACTTAAAAATGATGGTAGAGTTTATGTAGGACAGACTTGTACGTCATTAGAATAGCGATCTGGTTCCAATGGATATAAGTATAAACATTGTCCTAAATTTTATCATGCTATTCAGAAATATGGATGGGAAAATTTTTAGCATATAGTAATATATAAAAATTTAACTTTAGAGTAGGCCAATATAAAAGAACAAGAATTAATAAAATTATATAATTCTATTGAAAATGGTTTTAATTTAGTGCCCGGTGGTAGAAATCATCTTTGGTCAGATTAGTATAAAGAAAAAATGAAAGAAAGAAATCTTGGTTCTAAAAATCCTAATTATGGAAAACCTCGATCTTAGGAGACTAAAAGAAAAATTGGGGAAGCAAATAAAATTTCTCAACAAGGGAAAAAACATTCAAAATAGACTAAAGATAAAATGAGTAAGGCTCATAAAAAATATTGTCCTATTTTATGTATAGAAACTCAAAAAATTTATAATTGTTTAGTAGATGCTTCAATGGATGTAGCTAATACAAAACAGGCTGGCCATATTAAAGAAGTATGCGATGGAAAAAGAAAAACCGCTTTTAAATATCATTGGAAATATCTTGACAAAGATAAGGAGAAATAAATAAAATGGAAAATCATGGATTAATTTTTAAATGGTTAAAATCTGAGAATGCATCTTCTAATGAAACTAAGAGATTAGCAAGAAAAACAAGGGATTTTTTACAGATGTCTTCTAAAGATTATAGAAAAATGCTTTCTTATGGTAGAGAAAAAACTAAAGTATTAGAAAGAATTATGTCTCTTAATGAATGGGATAAAATTGATTTTTCAAAGATTCCCTCTAGGGCTGGTCTTATTTATAAGAACGCTTTTGCTCATAAGGAAGTAACTGCCGCCAGATATGCCGCATTCATTAAAGATAAGAATACTAAGGTAAACGCTAGTGTTCTTTATCCTTATGATATTGCTCACCGCATTTTTAGTGACCGTTACAGACTTTCCTCAAGAAGTTATGATGATCCTGAAAGAGTTGTGTTCAATAAGTATTGGGATAATCTCCCCGATATTTATCAGGGTAGAGAAGAGAATGCAATTGCTATTGTAGATACTTCTGGTTCTATGAGCGGACAGCCTATGGAAGTTGCAATTTCTCTTGGCGCTTATGTAGCAGATAAGGCAAAAGGCCCCTTTGCAAATCACTTTATTACCTTTTCTGCTGATCCTCAGCTTCAGGAGTTTAAGGGCGTTGATATTGTTGACAAATTCCTTAGATGTCAGGATGCAGATTGGGGACAGAACACAAATATTGAAGCAGTATTTAATCTCCTTTTGAGAACTGCGATCAATAATAGTGTGGCAGCAAAAGATATGCCTAAGAGATTGTATATCTTCTCTGATATGCAATTTGATCAGTGTGTCTGCTTTAATGAAGATAATCCTTCAAGTTCTCGTTGGATGTGGAATCGAATTAATATCTCTGAATCTAAAATTCAGACTGGTCTTGAAAAGATTGCCGCCAAGTGGAAGCAGTATGGTTATGAACTTCCGCAGGTTGTATTCTGGAATCTGAATGCAAGAGCAAACAATTGCGTCCCTGCTCTTGGTGAAAGATTTAGCTATGTAAGCGGATTTTCTCCCAACATCCTGAAGCAGATCTTGACAAATAAAACAAATTATGATCTTATGCTTGAGGTACTCCTCTCTGATAGATATAAGATGATTAAAGCTTAAATAAGGTGCTTCGGCACCTTATTTTTTTATATATGGCAATTTTTTCTAGAATCTCATCAAGAAAGGTACATAAACTGCTCGGCGCGCAGACATTCGTATCTGAAATTAAAAAGTGGTTTGGAATTTTTTATTTCTAAATTTTGATTAGCTTAAATTGGCCAAAAATAAACAAATCTTTTATTGAATTTTTTATATATTTTAGTAAAAGAATCTTTTTTAGGAGGGCCTGATGCTGTGATAACTTTACTTTAGCGTTATTCTATCTCTGAAATTTTAATTTTTATTGTTATATTAGCACTTGCTATTAAAAGTTTAATAACTTTCTTTGATTGGGTGCAATAGAGGATGAAACAAGCTTTTAATAAAAAATATAATATATTAAGTGAAAAATAGGAGCTAGAAAAGCACTTAGCATAGGACAGACAATTAATTGAATCATTAAAGAAGAAACAATAGAATACAGATAATATATTAGATAAATTATCTAGTAAAATTGATGTATTAATACAATCAGACCGCGACGATATTCGATCTTATATCACTCGCGAACATCATTACTTCTGCTATCAAAAAGGATGGGTTGATGATTTTAGTCTTGATTGTATTGAAAAACAATATACGCATTATGTAGAAGAAGGCGGCAATTCATTTATCAAAGGCTTTATGGATGACCTAAGGGCATTGCCAAAACAACCTCCTAATACATAATTAAATTAAAGAGAAAAAAGGAGATAAAAATGGCAGTTACAAATAATTTATATCCGCCAATTGTTCAAGATGTCCAGCCGGCCTTTGTTAGAACAAATAATTGTAATATTTATTTTTCTTTATCTTCATTTAATTCATTAAGTGATATTAAACATGTTCAAGTTTCTTTAATTAATCAAGTAACAAATCAAACCGCTTTTAATAGTTTGTATCCATTGGGTATAAAATTTATAAATTCAATTTCTTAGGTAAGTAATCCAACTGATGATTATAAATATTATATTACTATTAATACAACTGATTTAATTAATAATCAATTTGCATTAAATCATTTTTATAAAGTTCAAATAAGATTTGGAGACATCATTCTTCCAAGTTCTTCTCCAAGCGCTAGTTGGGTTAATGATAACATAGACCATTTTTCTGAATGGTCAAAGGTTTGTTTAATTAAGGGTATTGAACAGCCTTTAATCCATATTAATACTTTAGAATCAACAGAAACAACAACTTTCTTTGTCCCTCCTACTGAATTTATTGGAAAACTTTACTATGAACAAAATGCAAATATTGAAAAAGAAACTTTAAAAAGTTATAATATAAATATATATACAACATCTGGACAAAAATCAATTGTAAAAACAGAATAGATATATACCAATCAATATAATCCTAATGAATTTTATTATTAGCTATTATATGACCTTGATAAATAGGTAAATTATACCTTAGCTTTTAATTATACAACAAATAATTTATATAAAGCAACTGAAAATTTTCAATTTATAATTGCTAAATAGGCAAGCAATAAATTAAATGTCGCAGCTTTTACCGCTACGCCAGAAGAATCAAATGGAAGTATTAAACTTGACATTAATTTTGGCTTATTACAAACTCAAAACGATTTAAATATAAGACGGTCTTCTGCTAAGAGTAATTTTTTGCAATGGGAAACTTTAAAAACAATTTCTCATAACCGCGATTTAGAACATCTTTGGTATGATACTTCTATTGAAAGCGGCGTTTGGTATAAATATAGAATTCAATAGGTAGGAGAAAATGGCAGAGTTGTTGATATTCAAGAACCAGTAATGTGTTTATTTGAAGATATTTTCTTAACTCAAGGAGATAGACAGTTAAAAGTTCAATTTAATCCAACAGTTTCTGATTTTAAATATAATATACCAGAATCTCAACAAGTGACTTTAGGAGCGCAATACCCCTATATCAAAAGAAATGGTAATAACTATTATCGAACGTTCTCATTAAGTGGATTAGTTTCTGCATTAATGGATGAAATTCGTTGGTATGATCCTGGCCATTTAGATGGACAATTTTATAATAAAAATAGTATATAGCCATTTACAACAGCCAATGAACTTTTTGGAGATGCTGCGGCCGCCCTTCATAATGATTATAATCAAACAAATGATATTAGTTATTATGAAGATTATATTTATGAAAGAGAATTTAGATAGAAAGTTATGTAGTTTTTATATAAAAATAATATAAAACTATTTAGATCATTAACAGAAGGGAATATTTTAGTAAAACTAACAAATATAGCTTTTCAACCTATTGATACATTAGGTAGAAGATTATATTCTTTTTCTGCAACTGCTACTGAAATTGATAATAATATCTTATAGAATTTAAATACTAAATATAATCTTATTAATAAATGGTATTATACATACGCTAAATATACTATTAGTGATAACTTTAGAAGTGGAGAATCGTTAATTGATAGATTTTATAAAGAGTCTGACCAACCTCAAGAAACTACTAATGTTATGGAGTTAAAGATAGATCATACGGTAGGACAAGATGTTGTTGTTTATGCAAAACCGATAAATAACATTAATCTTCTTAGATATTTAGCTCCAGCTAATGAATCTCTATATATATATTATTCTGATGCAGACCCTATTGCAGAAGCATATTTTTATGCAGTTCACTTAGATGAAGATGATCTAAAACTGCAAGAAGGCCATTATGACGCTCCTTAGGATGTAGAAAATCCAATTGAATTTGGTGTTTATTCTATTGTAGATCATTATTTTATTAGAATTGATAGATATATATAGTATTTTAGAGAATCTGATTTACTTACAACTTATCATGATGAAGTTTTATAGAATAGTATTGATAATAAAGATTATGATCTTTTAGTTGAATCTATGGAGCCAGTTTATTTTAATATGATTTATTATAATGGAGAATGGCATCCATTGTTAGATAATAATGATATTATAATTGATGAATTTCCTGCTTCTGTTGAATTTAAATATAGAACTAAAAAGGAGGATTAATTATGGCTCATAATTTTCCATATTTAAATGATTCTTCTTTTTTAGAAAGATTTGATAAAATTAGATTAAAAGAACAATTTGTTAAATTAATTGTTTTAGATTTTTATTAGAATCCTATTCAATAGATTCAGGGAAAAGTAATAAGTGGCAACTTTAATTTAGATGGTTCTTCTTCTATGCGGCGGACAGGTAATATAAATTTAATTGCGGATGATCTTGAAAATAATCTTACCGATACTAAGCATTTATTATCTATTAATAAAAAAATAGAAGTATTAATTGGTTTTACCAATACAACCGGTGAATACCAATAGTATGATATGATATGGTTCCCTCAAGGGGTTTATCTTATTATTGCCGCAAATATTTCTAACAGTTTAAGTGGAATTAGCATTGCGTTAACTTTACATGATAAGATGGCTTTATTAAATGGAGAATGCGGCGGCACCCTTCCCGCGTCTATTATTTTAAGTGAAATTGAAGATATTGATGAAGAAGGAGAATCTGTAATAAGCAAACCCACTTTATATAGAATTATCCAATAGCTAGTTAATCATTTTGGCGGTGAACAGCTGGGGAAAATTATAATTTCAGATATTGATAATGAAGCCAGAGAAGTAATGAAATGGACTGGTTCAACACCTTTATATTATTATACTTCTATCGAAGAAGGACATCCTTATTATAGTTTTTCTACAAATTATAATGAATTTATTGGAAGAGGTATATCTCCAGATGATATAAAACAATTTAATTATGGCGATGATGTAGGTTATATTCTAACAGATTTTTCTTATCCAGGTGATTTAATTAGTAAAGCTGGCGACACAATCTGTTCTATATTAGATCAAATTAAAAATGTCTTAGGAAATTATGAATATTTTTATGATATAAATGGAAATTTTATTTTCCAAGAAATTAAAAATTATTTAAATAAATCATATGCCAATTAGATATTAACTGATATTAATAAAGATAATTATTCAGTTGATTATACAAGTGGTAAATCAGTTTATACTTTTGATGATTCTGATCTTATAATTTCTATTTCTAATTCTCCACAATATCAACAAATTAAAAATGATTTTATTATATGGGGAAAAAGAAAATCAATAAGCGGGAAAGAAATTCCTATTCGATATCATTTAGCAATAGATAATAAACCAAAAGTAGGAAACACTTATACAATTAAAAGTGTAATTGATTAGGATGATATATAGAAATTTGTTATAGATGAGGCGGGTACCCCTGTTACAACCTCAGACTTTCGTACTGAACTTCTCTTAAGCGGGGTCGCCGCTTAGCCATTCGCAACAGATAGCAATTATTATTATACAGAATTACAAAATGAATGGTCTAAAATATATGATGTAATGAATGGGAATTTTAAAAATTAGGCATTAGCGCACCCGAATGAAATAGACTTCTTTTTAGATATCATTGATGAAACTTAGACTGAAATTGGTCAATATGGAGTTCAAAATATAGGTCGTAGAACAGTTGCTCTTGTTGATGATACGGTAAATTGTATTTTTGCTCCATAGATCCCTGATATAGTTATTATTCAATAGGGAACAGATAAAACCCAAGAACAACAGCAATGGTGTTAGGACAGAAATCAGCCATATGTTCAAGTTAGAGATTAGGTTTATAGTATGTTATGGGAAGGCGGCATGTTAAAGCCCGCTTATGATGAAATTAAAAAAGAACTTTATCAATATACAACTTTTAATGAACAAGTTTCTTTAACGACTGTCCCAATTTATTATCTTGAACCAAATACAAGAATTACAATACGAGATTCTGTAACTGGTGTTTATGGTGACTTTATGATTAAATCTATTTCAATGCCTCTTGATATTAATGGAACTATGAGCATCTCTTGTACCAAGGCTCTTGAAAGATTATAATTTTATTTGACAAAATTAAAAAATTTTAATATACTAAATTAAAGAGGATAATATCTAGCTTACAAAAAATTTTGGACAAAAGCTAATATTTCTTTTATAGTAATTTTTATATTATATTGTAGGGGACATAAGATCTTACAATAGGAAATAAAAGGAGAAATATTATATGGATGAAAGACAAACTCTTGGTATGATGAATACCAATCCTAATAATATGCAAAGAATGATTCCAAATGGCGGACAACAAATGCAAGTCCCTTATGGCGGAAACGCTTTATTACAAAATACCCCATATGGCAATTATATGGGGAATATGTATCAACAACAACAGCAACCACAACAAATTCCGCAAAATCAATTTTTAAAGTGCAGACCAGTTTCCTCAAAAAGTGAAGCAAGCGCTTATCAAATTGATTTAGATGGTTCATTATGGGTTTTTACTGATATTGCAAATGGTAAAATTTATACCAAGCAAATCAATATCGATGGATCCGCATCTTTTCATACTTATGTTTATCAAGAGGAAAGTGCTGATGGTGACGATCAGTATGTTAAGAAATCTGATTTTAATAAAGTAATTAATGAAATCTTAAATAGAATGGGCGGGCAGCCGATTCAGGGATCCACAGAATCAATTCCTCAGCAGATTGAAACGAAACCTGCAATGAATTTCTAAGAAGGGGTTGAATAAAAATGAATGTAAATCCATTCCAATTAATTCAAATGATCAAGGGCGGTATGAACCCGCAACAATTGATTATGAGTATAATGCAAAATAATAACAATCCAATTTTACAAAATGCAATGAATCTTGCTCAAAATGGAAATGCAGCTGCATTATAGAATCTCGCACGAAATTTAGCTCAACAAAAAGGCTTAAATTTCGATGAAGAATTTGCTAGATTTAAGAACTCTTTAGGACGATAAAAACTCCTAAAGAGTTTTTTATATAAAAAATTTTTCTTTATAAAGGAGAACAAAAGGAATGTTTAATAACAATAATGGATATTCATTAGCTGATATCGCGGCTGCTACTGGTAATGGTGGCTACGGCAACAATGGTGGTCTCTTTGGCGGCGATAGCGGCATTTGGTTATTTGTTTTATTCATCCTCGTGCTTGCCGGCGGTTGGGGTAATAACGGCTGGGGTAGCAATTGTGGTGGCGGAAACAACGCAGCTACTTATGTAACTTCTGATATCCAGCGTGGTTTTGATCAGAGCGCGGTTATCGGATCTTTAAATGGCATCGCCGCAGCTGTTAATAATGGTTTTGCTAACGCGGAAGTTTCTCGTTGCAATAGCCAAGCTAATATTCTTCAGACTCTGAATAACAATCAGGCTAACCTTTCTACTCAGCTCAATACAATCGCTATGAATCAGCAGAATTGTTGCTGCGAAAATAGAGCTGGCTTAGCTGATCTGAAGTATACCGTTGCTACTGAAGCTTGCGCGGATCGTCAGGCTGTTACTAATGCTCTGTTTGACGTTACCACTGCTCAAAATAGCAATACACAAGCTATGCTTAATGCTATTAATGCGGGTATTCAGTCTATTAGAGATGATATTTGCCAAGAAAAGATTGATAATCTTAAGGCTCAGAATCAACAGCTCCAGATGCAGAGCTATCTTGCTAGCCTGGCTGCTTCTCAGAATGCACAGACTGGTACACTTCTTGCAGACAATGCCGCACAGACTGCTACACTTCGTCAGGCGCTTAATCCTACTCCAGTTCCCGCATATATTGTTGGTAACCCCAATGGTTGCAACTGCGGCTGTAACTATAATCCCTGCGGATGCAACAATAACGGATTCTACAACTAATTGGGAGGTCGCTTATGGCAAGTTATGTAACAACTACTGATGCGTTAGTAGCATTAAACGGTACTATCCCATTTAATAGTGTTTCTATTCCTTGCAACAGGGGGAACGTGGTTCCCCTTGTTCCTGGGATTCTTAACTTAAACGGTAGCACCTCAAATCGTTTTGCAAGATATGTGGTAACTCTTCAAGGAAATATTCAAATTCCCGAAGGTGGCGCGGTTACTCCAATTGCTTTAGGAATTACCCTCAATGGTGTAATTATCCCAGAGAGCGTTGCTATTGTAACTCCTGCCGCAGCTGAAGAGTATTGGCACATTAATACAAAAGCTATTGTGACTGTTCCTTGTGGATGTTGTTTAACAGTGTCTGGTGCCTATGTAGACGGAACTGAAGATGATCCTGCTACAACTCCAACTCCTTCTATTTTAGTAAGGCGCGAAGCTGTCTTAGACGTGGAAAGAATAGCTTAAGGAGGTAAAAGGATATGGCAACAGAAGAACTGAAAAAAATGAAAGATCAACTAGTTACTTGTGTTCAGAGTCAGCTTACAGATATTCCCAAAGCTAACACACATGAACTTGGTGAAGTAGTTGATATGATTAAGGATCTTGCGGAAGCTATTTACTATTGCACTATTACATAGTCAATGGAAAAGGCGGAAGAAGAAAAACCTTCAGAAGTTAATAATATTAACTATTATACCACTCCTGTTTATCAGAAAATGAGTCCCGAATATTGGCCCCCGGATCCTTATAAGGATACGGACAGAGACAGGGGTTATATGTATTATCCTGGTGGTGGAAACGGTGGAAATGGTAATGGTTCAAGAGGTGGATCTAATAGCGGCAATTCCGGTGGTTCTGGAAATTTTGGAACTGGTATGGGAACCCGCGGATCTGTGAATTATTATCCAATGGCTCTTCCATATGAAATGAGACCGGACGAATATCCGATGAGACGCGATCCTCGTGAAGGCAAAGCCGCAATGAGACGCAGAATGTATATGGAAGGTAAAGAAAACCATAGTGATACAACTTCTCAACTCCATGAATTAGAAGCCTATTTACAAGAACTTTCATCAGATATTACAGAAATGATTAAAGATGCATCTCCAGAAGAGAAGGCTACATTACATCAAAAGATGACAACACTAGCAAGTAAATTAGCTTAATGATTGTCATTAATGATGTAACTTGGAAATTATCCATAGTTCCAGAAAATTTCCCATTATTGCGGCGTCCCAATGGTGATTATGCCATTGGGGCCTGCGATAATTTAATGAGAACGATTTACATTAATGAAAATTTACGCGGTAATCTTTTAAAAAAGGTTTTGTGCCATGAAATAACGCACGCCGCAATGTTTTCTTATAATGTTGATCTTACTCTTGATCAGTAGGAACTTGTAGCAGATTTAATCTCTACATATGGAGATGAAATTATTTCAGTCACAAATAGAATATTTTCTAAATTAGGAAATATTTAACCGATGAATTTAATAGGTGGGCTATTGATTGTAAAAGATTAATAGCCCACTTTTTTTATATATATTTATAAGAAAGGAAATAGGTAATATTTATGGCAGATAAATTAGTTGCGGTAAGAATTAAGCAACAAAATGGTACTTATAGTAATGAAATACCGATTGGCACATTGGCAGAAAATGTTGCGTATAGTAGTACTAAAAATTTATTAGAAGTCCTTGGTGCTGTTGATTTATCCAAGGGCGATATCCAAACACAATTAAATGCCTTATATAGTAATTTTCAAGATTATATTCCTTCTGCAATTATGCAAACAGTTGGAAATTATTTGGAAGAAAATAGCAGTTATTGGGATCCTTAGACAACCTTAGATTCAACTTTTTCTGCATCCAATTTACCTCCAATAAGTCAACTTACAGCAAGTAAAGATATGATAGCGCAAACTTAGGCAACTATGACAGCGACTAAAGCATATACCACAGGTGAATATATTTGTATAAATAAAAAGCTATATAGAACAACAACTGCAATTGCAAGTGGGTTAGCATTGGTTGTTGGAACTAATGTTGAAGAAGTTAAACTTGCGGAGGCGGTAGCCGACGCCATAACGGTCACAGATACTATAAATGACCAAGTAGATGATTTAAAGACACAGTTAGATGATTTGGAAGATATAATATATCCAAATCAGAACGCTATAGTAACATCAGTCGCGCCCGTGGAGCAGGCTGGGGCAAACTGGTACTATGACATTTCTCTTTTATCAGTTGGCGTTACATATAGGATCGTTTTAAGCATTTCCGACGCAACACACCTTTCTAACATTCGCACATCTAAGGCCGAATCGGGAAGTGGAAATGTAGATACTGTTACAGCAGATTTTGTGGGAGAATCATGGGAAACCGGCAAAACATTGTTATACACTCCGGCTGTTGAAGGGATCAAATTTTTACAAGTACAGTTCAACAGCGCATACACATCAAATGAGGCTACCATATCTATAACAGTATATAATTATACAAAAGAGCAAACACTGGTAACAGAAGATTTGAAATCACAAGATTCATTTCTCGAATCAGAAATAACAGCGATTTCACCGGCTATTTACCTTGACGATGATTATAATCTGCTCCCACCTTATGGCTACACGGTAGGAAAACTGATACATCCGAATGGTGTTATATTTAATGATGCCGGTTCTGTTTTGTCTGACTATGTTCCTATTGATCCTGCACAGGGCTATATATGCAATTGGGCAAAAACGGCGTCTGTTGTTTACGGAAATTCCGATTTAACTGGCAACACAAATCCGTTTATTAGGTACTGTTTCTGCTTTTTTGATGGAGAAAAAAATGTATTACCGTTTACAGGAAATACAATGGCTGTTTCAAAGGTGATTCCCGAAAATGCAAGATATATTCGGGTGACTCTGATATCCGAAGAACTTTATCATCTGGCGCGGCTTATATATGGGAACTATAATTCACAGCCTATCGTTCGTATCTGCGATTATCACAAACGCAATAAGGATATCTATGCAGAAGCAAACACAGGGTTTGAACATTTCAAAATGGTAATGTTCGGCGATTCCATTACACATGGTTCTCTGTCTATATCTGATGATGGCACATCCTATGTTGATTATGCCAACGACTATTTACATTCCGATATCATCAATGTTGGTTTCGGCGGGACCAGAATGACTTACACACTTGAAGAAGCAGGTTTGTTCTGCTTTTATAACTTGTGCGATTGTATTGTGTCGGAAGATGCTGATGCGTGGGATGATTTGGATGCTTATGCACTTATCAATACAACATACGCGCCGCATCTTGCAACATTAAAAGCAATTGACTGGACAACGGTTAATGCAATCGGACTAATGTACGGTGCAAACGATTACGCATCAAATACTCCTGTCGGTTCATCGTATAATGAAACGCTCACAAACTACGATGGTGCCTGTGCATATGGATTAAAGAAACTGCTTACCAAATATCCGCATTTGCAAGTAATGATTCTTTCGCCGTTTGATCGTGAAATGACTGCGGGTGATGCGTCCACCATGACCGACGTCGCTCAAAACAGTGCAGGTCTGTTGATGTCTGATTATGGCGATTCGCTTGAAAATGTTGTAAGTCGCTTCCATTGTCCGTTAATTCGCACAGACAAACTGTTTGGAATCAACCAGTACACGATTTTAACTTATGCGCCGGACGGAACGCATCCGAGAGCAAACATTGCCCAGAAACGGCTGGGATGGTTATTCGCTCAGGCTGTGAGAAACAATCTTGCGCCGTTCAATGGATAATCTAAAGAAAATCTAAGGTCACCAACTACAGATAAAAAATCAGCCAATAGTAAATAAACAAATGTTAAGAAGGAAGCCTTGGCTTCCTTCTTTTTTATTTTGGTCAATATTAAACAATTTAATCAATTTAATTTTAAAATAACATAGAAATAAAAAACAAAGGCATTAGCCTTTTTATTAAACTAAGAAAGGAAAATATATATGCCTATAACATTCAGAAAAATAAATGCTTAGGTAAAAGATCCAACGACAGGCAATATGATACCTGCGGGAATTTTATCAAGCGACTCTCTTACAACCATAGCTGCGGCAGAAAAATTCTGCTATTACTAGAATTAATAATACAAAAACATCCGCAATAAATGAAATCACACAATTATTTCCCTCTGCTCCAACAGTAAATGGAGCGTATAATCTTCAATGTATTGTTAATAATGGCGTAGTAACATATCAATGGACATTAATAACTTAATTTATATATAAAACACAAAAGGAAAAACAACATGGCAAATACAAATACAGAATATACAAAAAATGGACTTACATTTAGAAAATGCAACTCCTTTAGAATTGTTTACCATGATGCTAAAAAAGTTGGAGCTAACTATTGGAACTACTGTAATGCGGGATTCTTTGGAAATTTCCGTTCCGCAAATAATGTATTATTTACATTACCTGTTGGAGTTTTAATATGTGATCCTTGGAATGTACCTAAGGAGGGGCAACAATATATCTTGCCCCTCATATCTTAGGGTAAGCTAAGGTATTATATAAAAGATAATCATACAAATCAATTTTATCATAAAACTCCATCTACATTAGTTGTAACTCCAACTAAAAATTTCATTACAAAAGTCTATATTCCAGACAGCTGTGAATATGCTATAAGCGGGATCCCCGTTATTGAAAAAAGCAGACCCGCGTCAGTGTAGGAATATAAGGCGGAAGGCTGGGATGACTCTCCCATGTATGCGACTCAGAGAAACTGGATCGGCATCCGCAACAATGAAATTTGGCTTATCACTGGTAAAACAATAACTAAAAACTATATACAAACCAAAGAAATCTGGAATAAAATAAAAGATGAAAAATTTGAAGATGTTATTGCTTTAGATGGCGGCGGGTCATATATCTTTAGAGAAGGTAATAACATTAAAAAAACATGGGAAAACCGCCGTATTAATAATCTCATTGTTTTTACTTAAAAATAGGAGAAAGTATATAAATTATACTTTCTCCTATTTTTTTATTGCCTTTCCCAAATTTCATCAAATTGTTTTATTACATCATTAAAATCTCTCCATTGTCCATTTTCATCAACAACAGAAATACCTAAACTATCCATGCTTCTTATTAAATGATCGCCATAACAATCTTCGCATAAAATATCATCATTACTATATTGTTTAAATTCACCAATAGCATCAATTGGTTTTAATGCGGTAATTGGATGGCAAAAGCTATTCTTCTTAATTATCCTGCCGCATTTACAACAACAAATCTACTACAAAGTAAATTGCGTAAAACTTAAATATTTTTTATCTTCTTCCATATTTACCCCCAATTAATTTCATTATTATCTTTAACCCAATAGGCATCAAATATGCAAATTGCATCTGCCTAATCATCATTTACTTTTATATTATATTTATTCTAAACGTACTAAATGTCGCGGGGCTTCAATTCGTCGCGCTTTATCCCCCGTCCTTGTTTAATTTTAATGGCGGCCCGCCATTCACTTGCTCCAATGAACTAACATTCAATCTTAGGATTAATCTCATATGCAGCAATCACAACAGCTGCTTGAAGCCACATTAATACCTTGTTAGTATGTGAATTAACCTACGGCCGCACTTCCTACATAATAACTTTATCAACTTTATATTTTTCAATATATGATTTTATCTAATCACGCATTTTAATAATTCTTACAATTACATTTTTATCATTTGTGGAAACGCAGCTATGAAATTCTAGGGAAGCGTCCGTGCCAACCGCTACCCCGCTTTGTTTCGTAGATAAATCCAATGCTAAAATCTTCATATCTATACCTCATTTTAAAAATCTTCTATTTGACATAAGTATAAAATAAATTTCATAATTTGTCAAATAAAAAATAAAAGGGAGACTATCTTTAATTAGATAGTCTCCCTTTTTTTATTTCTCTATTTCCGCAGGTTTCATATTATCTATTTGCCGATTCAATTGATCTACTTGCTCTTTTAAAGTATTAATAGCATCAACCGCCGCCTTTACAATTTCATCAAGCAAATCCATTGACCCGCTTAAATTATTTAAACTTGCTCTTCCTTTTGTTTCAACATTATTTAATGCCTATGACATTAAATTTGCTTTTCCAATAATAAAATCAACTACATTTTTATCATTATAATTACTCATTTTAATCTCCTTTTAACTCTTTATCCTGTTGTTTTTTTCCAACTGCTGCCATCATATATATAAGGAATCGCTTTCCGCCAATTAGATCCATCATATATATAAGGAATCGCTTTCCGCCAGCTAGATCCATCATATATATATACATAACCATCATTTGGAAGTATAGCATATAAAAGCGTATTAATAGCTCTTGGTATATTGTTATTCCCAGAATCTGGATAACCTCTAATATATAAATAATAAGTATTAGTACCAACATTTGTATTATTAATTGTCATCTAAAACTAATTATTTCCATGAGATTCATCATCTGATTTTATATAATATTGTGATGTTGAATCAACTACTCCAGCAGAATCATAGCTAACATTACTAGAAGTACATAGATATGCTTGGTCATCCATCCTTGAAGATTGATCAGTTTCTGTATAAATAGTAATAATTCCATTATATGAAATAGTAATTGGAACAATAACGCCATTATTACTATTAAACGATATTCGTTTAGGACTTGGATTAGAATTTGATACTGTTATACCATTTATTAAGGTATAAGCAAAAGATTGCGTTCCTGTTGTTAATACTTGAGAACCAATCCAAGTAACTGTCCCGCTAGAATTAGTTGTAGAATAACCAACATTTACAGTATATGATGTATTATACTATAAATTAGAAACAGTTAATAAAGTATTTGTTGTAAGATAACCATATTCACTCCAAGTGTCATATATTGTAGTTTGAGGACTATTTGTTAATCTTACAAAATATCTTAAATAGTAGCTGCCTCTATCTGATACTGAAAAAAGAATTTGATTTGTATTAATTACCTATGCTGTATATGTTGGAGTCGTTCCGCCTCCGCCAGAAAAAGTAGCATTTAAATAAAAACTATAAGAACTATTTCCTATTGAATTTACCCATAGATATAAAGTATCTCCTGCTGCACCTGTCCAACTAAAATCGAAATTACCAGTAGCAGAATCATCATAGTAAATAGGTCTTCCAGTAGATGGATCATAGTCTCTATCAACTGTCCCAATATATGATTGCATAGATCCATTTAAATTTGATGAATAAAGTCTTAATGTGCCTGAATTATCAAAATTAAAAGTAAAAAACCAACCTTCATAAGCGGATCCTGAATGCCAACCTTCAATTGAACTTATAGAAGTAACATTCGCAGAATCATAATGAGGATAACTATAATTATCAGATGGAGAAGGACCACTCCCAATTGTAACTTGAGCATAAGTCTAGCCCGTATAGCGATTTTTTAAATCAGTCCAATCGGTATCACTATCTAAATAATAAACATTTAAATAATACGTTCCATCAGGAATTCCTGCAAATCCGCCTGACGTGCCAGAAGAATAACTATTATAAAGAGGAGTTCCAGACCCATATGGATTATCATATAAATATGCGTAGAATTGAGGATTTAAACCAGCATCTAAAATATCTATATTAATATTATTGCCAACTACCTAAAAAACATAGGTAGCATTTGTTCCTCCTCCACCGCCACCGCCAGTCGTAGTAAAACTATCCGAAATAGAATCAATAACAGTTGTTCCACTCCATATTTCAATCTAAAAAGAATATGTAGTATTTTCGTTTAGTCCGGTATAAGTATAAGTATAATTTACAAGCCATGAAGTGTCTATATTATCTACCCACTAAACAAAACTATTATTTAACCAAATTCTTAAAGTAACAACAGGGTCTCCACCGGCTCCGCGCAATCCATTAATTATAATATCTACACTATTTGAATTTTCTTGTATATCATATGAACTATAATATGTTGCCATAATTTATTACCTCAACTAGCTACTATTTTAAAATATACTTGTCCAGGCTGTACTTGTAAAACAGTTCCCCAACCGCCTGTATTGAAAAAGTCAACAGGATCTTGAGTACTATAAGAATAATCAGAACTTACTGCAAAACCACAATCTAATCTTGCTAAACTTCTAAAATATATACGATAGTCTGTTTGAAATGCACTTTCAGTTCCAGCTTGAAGAGACATATTTCTGGCACTTAATATTTTTAAAGCAGTTCCATTTAAAGTAGTAAATAAAACTCTATTTTGAGCATCTCCAACAGAAGTATTACCATGGGTATCATAAGAAATATATCCAATCTAAGTAGCTCCAGATTGCAAAGGATGACCATTATATATATAATAGGCAGCACCGCTACTATATCCTTGACCTGTTGCATAATATTTTCCCGCATAAATAGTTGGAGATTCAATTCTAGTTTCATCAATATAAGTAGATTTTATATAGCTTGGTAAGACAGGAATATCAGGTTTATCAGATAAATCATCATAATCGCCAGAAAATGCAACATCCGCTAAATTATCTATATCTGCAACATCGCTTGGCAATGCGTCCCAAGAGATACTAGAACCGGGTCCTAATGTAATATTTCCACTAACTGTTACGTTACCTTGACTATCTACCTTAAAAGTGGTTCCAGTGCCACTCTTATATGCGCTAATTCCATCTGTTCCTATATATAATCCAGATGCAGCCTTGTTTAAAGAATCTTTGGTTCCTGAATAAATATAACCTCTTACAATATCATCTTGAGACGTATCATTATTATATCCAATAGTCCATCCATTAGAACCACCAATATGACCACTATTTGCGGTTATATCTCCTGCCATAGATACATCACCATCTGCGGTTATTATAAAATTATACTTATTATTAGCACTATCCCAACCAGCTTGTAATAATTTATCTTTTGGATTTTGACCTATTTGTGCAGAATTATTAACAAAGAAATTATATCTACCCGAATTAGTTCTACCAGCTTTTAAATCACCAACAAATGTAACATTTCCATTTGTATCAACTGTAAAATTATAATAAGTAATTGGTCCATCTGTACGTTTCCCCGCATTAACAACACCATCATGAGAAACTGTAAAATTACCTTGACCAGTTGATAAATTTCCGTCTTGATCAACAGAAAAACCATCATTACCAAATTTAATGCGGGGTGTCGTTAAATCAATCAGCATACCAGCTCCCGCTTCATTACTACTACTATAAGAGCTTGGTAACCCAGTTTGTGAATTATATGAACTCCAGAAATTATGACTATAAAGCATAGCCTTATCATTTTGTATATTACCATTATTATCAACTGTCCCTGGATCAATAATAATTTGACCATTCCCGTTTCCAAATAAAGCTGAGCCATTTTTACTATTGATAAAAAAAGAACGACTGCCTTGATTATATCCAAATAATCCAATATCAGATTGACTTTTCATAGGATTTTTTACTTCTCCCATGAGCACACCAGTAAATCTATTTTGATTATCTTTGGCCCCGGCTCCCATTTGAGGAGCAAGAATATATCCGTCTTCATTATTAATTTGAATACTATTACCATCCCACCCATTTAAATGAGCAAAATTATATCTATTTAAATAAAAATGAATAGGAATATTAATTATACCATTACTATTTTGATATCTAACAGAGTTATTAACACATTCACCTTTATAAAAACCAATAGGCTGAATCTTAAATTGGTCTTGACTATCTTGCACTAAATCTCCAGAAGACTGAAGACTCCAAGTGTTTCCATTTTTTACTTTTGTATTGCCTAATACTGTACAAGTTCCATTGTTACCATCTGTAAATTCAAAAGGTAAACTACTATATTCAGGTTGCATACCCTAAGAAGAATACATAACATAATGAAAGCCGGTTCCGTCTACCAAACCAAAAGAAGAATCATCATCTGTCATATAAGCAGTTATAAATGGAATTGCTCCATAATATATATGACCATTATAAGTAATTTCACATTCAATTACATTTGCGCGCGACCGCGTGTCATTTAAAGCTAAACTACCTGTATATGTCATAATTCCTGTTGACTAGTTAATAGTAAAATCACTTTCATCTTCAACAGGAGACCCGTTCTATGTACCGTAACGATTTTTTAAGACTCTCCACTTAACTGTATAGCCCGATGGAACTGGTTCGCCACCATGTAAAAATTGAACTTTTAACAAGGGCTTTAAACTTAAATTAGGATTAACTGTATAATTATCATATGCGTCTAATCCATAGTTTAATTTGTAATTTCCATTACTAAATTTTGTTATCATAGGAAACAAGGGCGGGCTTGCCATTTTGGTATTTGGAATTATATTTACATAATAATCAGTACCATTAGTGCCTATTTGACCCTATTTAGTAAATGTTAAATTAGTTTGAGCAAACGATGTAGCACCATCGTATGTAACCTATAAAATAATCTGATTAATAGTTTTTCTAACATCATATCGCTATACAAGATCATAAGTTAATGAGCTAACATTCTAAACAATATAATAATTATCAATAATAGTTTGCGGCGGATCAGGTAACGTCAATAATGTGTTAGCCGCAGGAACCCGCCATCTAACACTAGCTCTTGAATCTATTAATCCATCATGGAATATCTATATCTCATTTCCTGTATCATCATATAGTTTAAAGCCTAGCTATTGAATTATTTGGGGATTCTATAAAGTTCTACTTGTAGGAGAAATACCTTTTTCATTATATTTATATAATACAGTACCATTCTAAATAACAAGAGGATTAGTACCCTCTCCCTACATAGAATTACTTAATTTAATTGATGCAGTTCCTATTAAATGATCTTCCCCGTTGTACCGATCATATGCGCTGCATCTATATATAGCAAAATTATATATATATCTTGCTTCAACATGTAAACTATTTGTCGTCTATAAAAATTGCTATAACTAGCCACCATTATTTTGCCAGCCCCAGGCATAAACTAAATCGCCATGACTATATATATTTGAAACAACACACTATAATAATGTCTAGCCAATTCCATAATAAAACTAAGTTCCTGTTGTAGAATTAATTACAATAGAAGCGGCTAGCGCTGTAAGATTCTGAACATTTATCTATTTAGTAATAACATTTCCTTCATAAACTGCGGCAACCTTCATTCTATTATTTTGTGCAAATGCTTGACTGAATGGGAACTCATAAGTATCACCATATGATAACCATTGAATAGTTGCAGCTCCGCCTTGAGGCTGAATTGTACTACTTTCATTTATACATTTCCAGCCGCGGCCAAGATATTTATTATACTTACCTTCGCTTTGTGGATTAACTCGAAGATCTTCAGTGCCCCAATAAAACTAAACATTCTATGAGGAAACAACTCTACCTTTAAATTTTACTTGTGCTTGAAGAATTTTTGGTTCATCTGTACTATTTAAAAATATAAGCCCACGAGGCGAGATAATAGATAAACCCAATCCATTTAATTCTTCCTAAGACATTCTAACTGCGCAACTCAATTCAAAATCAGTAAGTTCAATCTAATAATTCTCAATTATTCTAGTATGAGATTCTCCTGTTGAATTTGGAAAATCTTTATTAAATATCGTTATTTTTTTAACTCTAACAAAATTCTAACTATCTATATCAAAAATAGCATATTGTCTTGTAGGATATATTAAATTATATGGATTATCCACCATCCTATCTTCATCAAGAATATAATCACGAATAATCCCATCATGATTTTTTTCATCTTTAAATTCTAAAGTAAATTTAATACCATAACTTCCTGTCTTTTGCTTTTCTAATGGAATATCAGTTTTTACGTTCATTCCAATAATAATAGAAGAAGCCTATTTAATATATTGATTTAATTCAGCAACGCTTAAATTAACTAAATTTATATTATTATCAATATCATAAATATCATATAAATAATCAGCTATGTCAATATCAAGATAAAACTTATCATAGGGCGCGGTGCCGCCACGAATCACGTTAGAGCCAATCACATTATACGCCTAATCGCCGACCGCCGCGCTTATATAATCTGCACCCAGCTTATCAACCATACCAATGATTGTTTTCTATTGCCGCATATCGTTACCTGGTACTAAAATATATACAAGCGTTCCTTTAGATAATCTAATATCGGGATTATTTGTATAGGCATAAAATATAGCATCTTGATATTTACATCTATATTTACCAACTACCTAATCTTCGCATGATAAAATCTGCGCTTGAATTGTTTTATCATATCCTGCTTTTTGAACAGAATTATTAGCTAACAATTCAATTGCATCTAAGATTTTTTCATTTACATCCATATTGGATTTCCTCCTTTTATCTCTTTATATTCTAACATAAATTTTGAAATTTGTCAAATTAGAATATGATATAAAAATAAAGAGATATAAGGGGTTATTAGCCCCTTATATCATCTTCTTTTCATTGCTCTTTGTGCAGCAAGATTAACTAAATCATTTAATGCTTCTTCAATTTCTCTCTTGCTATTAACATTCGGGAACGATGCTTGAATATTAACATTCTGATCAACAGACTCAGTAGATCTATTATTATTAATATTATTAGAGCCACTATTCAACGAACTAAGTCTTGTAGAAATATTACCGCCAAGGTTATCAACGATACTTCTTAAAATTGCTACGCTGTCAAGCATATTCTTAGTATCATCAGCATTAAGAACAAGCTCTTTTTGATGAAGCATAGCAAGACGGCCTTCAGGTCCCCAAGAGCCAGTGTAACCACCAGTGTCAAAACCACTGGTACCAAGACCCCATTTATATTTATCTCTCATTTTATAGAAATCAAAAATATCTAAATAATAATCTTTAAATTTAGGACCTGGCTCAATAATATGAAAACGACCTAACTCTTTTAATACTTCATCATAAAGTTTTTGAGCTTTTTTCTTTGTCATTCCTAAACTATTTATAAAGCCATGCTATTCTAATAGTTCTCTATACTGCTCTCCAGGATGATAGAATTCATTCCACGAACCACCATAATAAATATTACCTGCGATTCCTTCGGCGGTAGAAACACCATTAGGATTAATTGTTTCTTCCTTTTCTTTACTTGGAGTTTGCTAAGATGAAGTTGCAGTAGAACTTCCACTTCCTGTTGTCCCACTTCCACTTGATGTAGATGTAGGAATTGAAGCAGGTACCGTAGTAGGCGCAGCAGGTAAAGATTGCGGCTGTTCCGCAACAGATTGATGTTGGTAAAACCTATTTTCATCTTTTGCAGCTTCTGCCGCTGCAATAGCATTTTGTGCCTATCTATATCTATTAGCTTCATCAACCGCTGTTTTAGCAGCGTCATATACAGCTTGATATTTCGCAATTAAAGCATCAAGTTCATCTTTAAGATTTCTAATAGCATTAATCATATCATTCTGCATTTTGCTAATTAATTCATCATTTTGAGTAATTAATCCACTAAATGCTTCTGCTGCATCATCAATGCCATCCTTAAGTTGACCAAAATCTTCATCCGCAACACTTTGTAAAGTATCTAATTCACGTTCATAATCCTACGTTGCGGCATCCAAATCATTAAATCCTTGCTGGCAAGCTGGAATAAAACCGCCTTCTCCAGCAAATGTATTTGCCATTTCTTGAATACCGTTATTCCAAGTAGGAATAAGCTCTCCCATTAATGCTTCTTTTTCACTCTAAATCATAGATTGATAAGCATTATAATCACCATCATATAGAGCTGCATAATCTATAAAAGCAGATTCCATTAAATTAGTTCTAATAACTTCATTTTCTGCAACTTTATTATTAATATACTCTCCATATTGATCACGAAGCAACGCTAATTGTCTAACTCTCTATTCCTCTGATAATGAAGTATCTAAAACAATTTCTTTATATTTAGATTGAAAATCTCTCCATGCAGAAAGTATATCATCTAAATTCTTTTGATAAGCATTTTTATCAAAATTATAAAGATCATTCTGCGCTTTAGCTAAAGCCTCTTCTGCATTAGCAATCTATTCTTGGTTTGCCGCATAAACATAAGAATAATTACCCTGAGAGTCTCTTCTCAACCGCAATGATGTTTTATTCTTCTTTTGATCTTCAAGAGCCAATCTAGCCTGTTCAATTTGAAGAATCTTTTCAGCTCTATCAACATCATATTGAGTTAATTTATCTTTATCCCTTAAATTCTTTAGTTGCTCATCTAAAACCTTTTGTAAAGCTCTTTGATTCTTTAAGCTCTTATCATCATTAATAATATTAGTATATTTTAACTGAAGCTATTGAATTGCAAATGCAGAATTAATTTCATCTAAATACTCATTTGCATTTTTATTCATTAACTCCCATTCCATTTCAATATAATCAGTACCTAACCCACCAGTAATACGCTTGTCTAATGTATCAAAGATTTTATTAATAGCATTAGTATATTTATTTTGTAGTAATTCAACAGACTGAGTAATAGCGGAATTAAGATCTTGAACCGTTTGCATATACTCTTGTTTCCATTTCTATGCAAGATTACTTTCACCTCTAGCCACCGCCGCATCCCATTCTTGTTTAGATAAATCACGATATTGTTTTAAGAAATCAATTTGCTTTAATTGATTTTCTTGTTGCTTACTATAATAGGCGTTCATTGCTTCATACTGTTTATCGCCATAAAGTAACTGTAATAAATCAATATCATGTTCATACAAATCATTTACAAAATCATAATCTTCAAGTTGTTTCTGAGCTAAATCACTAACATCATCAACAGTATCAAGAATTGCTTTGTCAACATCTTGAATCAATCCTTCAATACTCTACATTGAATTCATTAAAGTATCTAAATCACCTTTAAGATGCTACATTGCTTGCGCTTTATCATCACCATATATAGCATCCTTGCCCATCTTATCAATCTAATCAATGATATTCATTGTTTCATTTAAAGATTGAGTTAAGGCTTGGATAGAATTAGAGCTAGAAACATCAAAATAAGAATTATAGTCAGCAATAGAGCGGTTAACATCTTTAATTAAAGTTTCAGTGCTAGAATCTCTAAGAACATTATCCGCTTGCTCAACTTCACGTTTAAACTGATTCCAGTCTCTGCGGGCTTCGCCCATATCAAGACGAATTTCAAGAGCCATTCTAAAACGCTTGATATTAATTTCAATTTGCTTTTGAGAAATTTCAGTAATCTCATCTGTAAGATCTTCCATATTATCTCTCAAAGAATCGAAATTCTTAATCGCAGTTTCAATATCCTTCTGATAATCTTGAGCTTTCTTAAGTTGTCTTTCAGCTTCTGTAATTTGATCTTTTAATGCATCTTTGGCTGTTTTTTCAGTTATTGCGTTATATTGTTCAACAAGGCCATTATACGCATCAATTAAGCCATTAACAACACCTTGTTGATGTCCTAATAAATCAAAATAATTAGAAATGCGGTCTTCCGCATCAAAAGTTGCTCCCATCGCGGCGAGCTTTTCTTTTTGTTGCGCAAGATCTTGCTTTTGTAAATTAATTTTTTCTCTTAATTTAACTTTTTGTTTTTCTAATATATCTGTTTGTTTATTAAGATTTGCAATTAACTATTTACCAAAAAGACGATCTTGAATTTTTTGTGTTCTTTCAAGTTCTCGATTGATTTCAGAGATTTCAATATTTATGTCATGATAAATATCTCTATCATCTTTTATATGTTCTTTAGTATCTTTTGTAGAAGTGTCTGGTTTTGGCTCAGAAGACTTTTTAGTTTTTGTCTATTTCTTTGGAGAAGCGGCCCCTCCAGCATTTCGTGCAGAATAATTACTAAAGTGAGGAGTTGCTTTTTTAGTAATTGTTTTTATCTGCGGTGTCACTCCATTAGTGGACAGCGCAGGAACGTCTACAAAACCATCTATTGTTTCAGTAGTGTCTTCTACAAAATGCTTAACAACTGGAAAACTTGCCGTAAATTGTCTATTCGCAGAGTCCACGCCATCAAACTATGCTCTATCAATTTCTCTATATACGTCTTGTGAAGCCGGAATTTCTTGAGTAATTGGCATTTGTTCTGTAACAAATGTAGGTTCAAATCCTAAAGAATCAAATAGTGCATTAATTTGATCAGCATCTAATTGTAATAAATTAACAAGATTCTGCATTTTAGTAAGGAACGGCCCATCATGAAGCTCCATACCCACTTCAAAATTAGGAATTTGAGCTTGAATATCTGCAAGAGAAGACCAAATTTCACTAGCTAGCCCTTCTAAAGCATTTTTACTAATTATTCCCTAAACAATAGTCACTGTCAAAGCTTGCTTTAATCCATTAATTGCATCTGCACTACCATTTGAAGCTTCTGTGATTAAATCTAAATGCTATTTTACAAAATCATTAGTAACATAATCTTTACTAACATCTAATAATTGAGCAAGAGCATCTCTAGCACCAATCATAGCAATTTCAAATTCTTCACTAGATTCGGCACTCTTTTGTAATACATCTACCCATGCATCCCAATCTTTACCAAGAGCCTCAAATCCATCATTCATCTTCATAATGGATTTAGCAACTATTTCTGCGGCATCCGCATTATTAATTAACTAATTATTTAGATCATCTGCGCTCTAAGCAATACTTTGTAAATAAGAAGTAAAATTTTCAAGCTAAACAGTATTTAATCCTTCTAAGTCTAATTCATCATTAAGCTGAATCGCCGCAGCGTTAAAAGCTTGCAATATAACCCTTGCTTCTTCTGAAGATTCCCCAAAACTTTGAATATCTATTTTTGCATCTTCATACAGAATTTTTAAATCTTTAATACTTTCAGCTGAACTAAAAATTGCATAAGAATTTTCATATAAAGCTTTAGTATTTTCTATTAATTTCTAATTATAATCAATATTTCCAATTTCATCTAAAGCGTCTAACATTTCTCTTAATGCATTAGTACGCTCTTGAATATCAGTGCTCTAAATAGATAATAACCAAGGAAGAACATTATAACCGTTCTAAGATAATACATCAAAAACCTATGAATTTTGATTTAAAGTTGGAACCAAAGATTCTAAATCAGATTCTAATGAACCTCTTATTCTATTAAGATCAGGAGTATTACCAGAGGAAAGGATATTCTTTAATCGATTTTGATATTGAATAATACTATCAATATTATCCTTAAACCCTTGAAGACTTAAATTATTAACCGTTTCATAAAATTCTTTAGCATCACCTGTCATCTTATATTGACCATTTGCCATATAAGAAAAGAATGCTTGAACCTATGGATCTAATTTCTAAAATTCTTTTTTACTAATAGTTTGTTTCTTACTACTAGAAATTTGATCACTTAAACTACTATATAAATCATATGTCGCTTGTGCAGATTCTATCGCTGAAGTTGGAGTAATAACCTAAGTTAATTCATTTAATCTATCTAATGTTTCATTACTAGATAAATATTTAATAATTTTCTATAATTCATTCCAGCTATCAATAGATTTTAATTCAAAATTATCTTGTAAAAAAGCTAAAGAATCAGAATCAAGATTTAAAAGTAATTTTTGAGTATCTGTATCTGTGAAACCAAATTTTTCTTTAAGTTGATCAATATAAGTAACCGTTGTATTAAACTAATTATATAATTTTTTATAAGATTCATTTAAATAATTATCAACTAATCTTACCGCATCTTCATAAGAAGCTCCGTTCAATTTCCAAAGCTATATAATTAATTGATTTCTTTGTTTTAAATATTCTTCCCCAGTATCTATCTTTCCAAAATTAGAATTTTCACTGTTATAAATATCTAATTTTAGCTAAGATTCAAATAACTATTTTTGAGAAGTTCTATATTCTTCTATGGTGCTGGCCATAGAATTTAACCAACTTTGAATATTTTTATATAACTGCGAACTAACTTTCTATTCTGCTGTTAAATTAGCTTCATTTATTTGAGTATTTAATGAATCATAAAGCTATAAAATAGCATCCCTGCTATAGTCAACGACAGTAAATAAATTTTTACCGTCTTTAACAAAACCACCAGATATTAACTACTAATATAATTTCTAGTCGCCTGAAGTAAAATTATGAGTATAACCACTTTGAAAATCTAAACGATAATCACTACCACCATGATATTTTTGTCCCTATTTAGTATCATCAGCAACAGACAAAATATTAGATTTAGCAGAAGCATATTCTGTTCTTAAAGATTCTAAACGCTATTTTTCTCGTTCAATCCTTGCTTGTTTAATGCTTTCAGTTAAATTATCATAATTCCCAGTTAATTTTTGAATATAATCTTCTTCTACATCATATTCTTTTGTCAGTTTTTCAATTTCCGCACGCAGTTGAGACCTTGATAATTCTCCCTATGAAACTAAATCATTAATTTTAGTTAATAATTCTTGACTATTTTCAATTTGAGACTGCCTATTTTTTTCTTCTTCTATAATAGCATTATTTATCTTAATAGTTTCTTCTCTAGCTTGCTATTGAGCTTGAGTATAAAGACCAAAAGCAGTAACTCCTGCTGCTAACAAGCCAAGAACTACAGTAATACCACCAGAAGCCACTCCCAATGCTGCTCCCATTGCAGAAGCAGCTGATGTAACTCCCTTAATCCCCATTATCAAACTAGGTAATCCATTGGTTAATAAAGAAAGAGCTTTTTGAGAATCTGAAATCTAAGAATTTTTAAAAATGCTGCCCAAGTGTTGAATTTGATTAATAGCAGCTCCAATTTGGGATAACCCACCAACTATTTTAGTTAATCCTTGAATATATGCCGTCCTTTGGGCATTGTCTGCTTGACTATTAAAAATATCCTCTTTAGCCTTTTTAGCTTTTTTAGCCTATTCTGTTAAATTAGTTAAACTATTTGCGGCGCCAGCAAAATTCTATTTTAATCTTTCTGCTAACTCATTTCCACTTTCTCCAGCATTTTTAGTTAAAGCAATAATTTGACTTGCTATTAAATTTAATTTATTAGCAACTTCTTCCGCAGGAACCTTATCATCTAGTGTCGCCAGTTCCTATCCAAGCCGTTTAACTTGTTCTTGATGAGCTTCTAATTTACCTTCATCAACTAAAGTTTGTAACTATTCTTGATATTCTTCTAATGCAAATTTAGCAATTCTTATATTACCAGCAAATTCATCATTAGACAAGTTTGAATTATTTTGAATTAATTTTAAAGCATTTGCATACTGTTCGACAGACTATGACAATGAATTAAATTCCAAATTTTGTTTTTCAAGCCTTTTTATAACTTCTTCTTGGCCGGCAGAATCCATCATTAAATCTTTTAGCCCTTGCCATTTATCAGTTGCTTTAGTTACGGCCTGAACCATTCCATCAAGAATATCCTATTGAGCAGTTAAAGAAGCTACTTTATTTGTTGCCTAAACAACATCATTTAAAGTAGTTTGCATTGCAGAAAACTGATCTGGAGACATTACACTAGCTAAAGATAACATTTGCTCTCGACTAGCTAACAAATCTCTTTGAGTTTGATCAAGTCCAGGAATACCTTGCCAAGCTTGAATTTGTTCTAAGGTCATTTCAAATTGTCTTGCGTTTTCTTTAGCAATTTCAAAATTAGTTATAGTTGTATTTATTCCTTTAGCAATTTGTTCGCTAAATACAGAAACGCCAATAGCACCAAGTGATGTTAATATTGCTCCACCGCCGCCAAGAGAATCTACAAACTGTGCAGCAAATGATAATATATCTGCCAATGCATCAATCAATGGCTCTAAAGAATCAGGATTCAAGAAAGAATCATATAGATCTTCTGTTGCAGTTTTTAATTGATTTAAATGTGCAGCAGTTGACTCTAAATAAATCCCCTGTTGTTGCTCCAAAGTGCCTGCCGCATTTTGAGCAGTAGTTAATGCTTCTGTATATTTATCAAAGTTATCAAATAGCGCAATTAAGTTAGAATACTGTCTCTGACCAGCCATTATCTGAGCCAAAGACACCTGTTGTTCACGGGTTAAATCTTGCCACTTATATCCAATTTCTTCAATGACCTAGCCCATGTCACGAAGATTGCCAGTAGCATCAAGAACATTGAATCCAAGCGCAGCCATCTTACCAGAATATCTACCAAGATCAACTTCATCTTCTGCAATACCGGCTTTAATATCACTAATACGAGCATATACCGTTCTTAATGCAGTACCAATACTTTCAGGAGCCTGTCTTGTTACAGAAATAATTGTAGATAACTGAGCGGCAAGTTGATCTTCTCCGACTCCCATTGCGGCAGCCGCAGCTGCAACCTTACTCATACCCGTTGACAACTATTCAAGGTCGGATGCCGTTGTAGCAGCAACTGCTGCAAGTCTATCAACATAAAGTTCTGCCTATTCTGCATTAACCTTATAACCATTCCAAACAGAAGTTAACTGTTCAGAAACTTCCGCTGTTGATTGCCCAGTGACATTTGCCGTCTTTAAAGTAATTGCAGTACGAGCGGCAATCTCCTCATCACTTAAACCCTGTTGAGCATAAATCAATGCTGCTTTTGTATAGTCGGTTGTCGTTCTACCTAAGGTTTGCGCGGCTTGATTTGCTTGAACTGCAAAATTAGCCATCTACTCAGCAGACTTATTAGTAACAATTCTAATATCATTTAATGATGTATCTAAATTTTTTACATATCCCCAAGCCTGTTGAATAGATTGAGACATTGTATTAACCGCCGAAGAAGCTAAATTCCATTTTATAGTATTACTTAAGGTAGTTGCAATATTATCAAGTAAGCTATGAGTTTCTTTTAATTGAACATTAGTGGTTAATACTTGCGAAGTAAGACTTCTAAAAGCATTTTCGCCAGCCACTCCACCCTTACTAAATGTTGAATAAATCTGTTCAATAGAAGTATTAGACTTCTATAGTGACTTATTAAAAGTCTCAATATTAACAGTATTTAATTTTGCATTAAAGGCAGTTTTTAATGCTTCTTGAACATTAGTCGCCTACCTTTTTATATCATTAAGGGCGGTTATGGCAGATGATCTGTCAGAATCATTAATCTTCATTATATCGCTAATAGATAATTTTTGTAGCTATTGCAATGAAGATTTTAACTTATTCAAGTCAGAATGATTTACATCAAAACCAACTTTATATTTTATTTCATTCGCCATATCCTTTTATCTCCTTGATTTAATTAGTTATCTTTTACTACTAACCAAATATCTCCCTACTTTTGCGCTGTTGGTTGAGTTTTTGAAACTACAATATGCGTATCAATTAATTCCTCAACATATTCATTATTTTCTTCAATCTTTTGATCTACTTCAGCAGGAGAAACACCCGCATTACCATAAAAAGAGGTAGTTCTATTTTCATCCATAATAATTAATCTCCCTTCTATTAATAAACAAAATCAATAAGCGTATTTGCACTTGCTCCATTAGGAAAAATTAATTTCTTTATGTTTACAACTCCATCCAACTCATAAATACCAGTTTTTCCAATCTTAATAGGAACATCATTAATTTCAACGATTGTCCCAGCTTCTGTTTGAATACCTAACTTATATAAAATAGGTCTTGTAGATTCAGGGGTAAAAGCTCCAATAGGAGCATTATCATCTAATAAATCCAAATTTGCGGTAAACGGTCCAATTACTTGACCAATTCTTCCATTTAACATATTTATATTCTCCTTTATTTAGCTCGTAAGCTTTCTATATTAAATATTAAAATTTTTATAATCTAATTATCCAAACATACCCAATAAAAAATTCTTAAATAACTCTTTTACACTCTTTAAATAATTCTCCCTAAATCTAAAATAAAACTATCTAATCCTAGAAATCTTCACTTTGATTTTTATTAAAAATTTAATTATAATATATTAGAAACAAAAGAAAGGATAATAAATATGGGAAACGATTTTAATCAAAATTGGAATGAACCTAATCAGATGAACCGGCAAAGAGATTTGGTTCTCGCGGCAAATGAATTTGCATTCGTTATGGCAAAGACAAATGGAACCATTAAAACTTATACAGGTCCCATTACAATGACAATTTCCGCCCAGGAATCTCTTGTTGTCTTTAATCCTAAAACTAAGAAATTTGAAGAAACTCAGGATTTTGAAAAAGCAAAACAGCTTTTTGTATCTGCTCCTGAGGGTTGGTATGTTACTCTTAAGAACCCCGCCAAGGATAGTTCTCATCCTGAGCCCGCAAAGGCAGTAAATAGTGCGGAGCTTGATATTGGACGCAAAATTAATATTGCGGGCCCCTGCTCCTTCTCTCTTTTCCCTGGTCAGATGACTAGAGTTATTCGCGGTCACCGTCTCCGTTCTAATCAGTATCTCCTTGCAAGGGTCTACGATGCAGACGCCGCCAATAACAACTCTTCTACTGTCATTGATGCAGAAGGTAAAGAAATTACCAAATCTCAGCAATACTTTGTTGGTCAGCTCTTGGTAATCAAGGGAACGGAAGTCTCTTTCTACATCCCGCCCACTGGTATTGAAGTTATTGCAGAAAATGAAAACGGCACAGAAACTTATGTAAGAGAAGCTGTTACTCTTGAACGTCTTGAATATGCAATCCTTAAGGATGAAGATGGTGAAAAGAGATATATTCATGGCCCCTCTGTCGTATTCCCTAAGCCTACTGAAACATTTGTTCAAACTCCTAAGGGCGGAGTAATCTTTAGAGCACTTGAACTTTCTCCTATTAGTGGTATTTATGTTAAAGTAATTGCTGAATATGATGAAACTCAGAATGGCAAGAAAGTTCATCATCCTATTGGTGAAGAACTCTTTATCACTGGAAAGGATCAGATGATCTATTATCCGCGTCCTGAACACGCAATCATTGAGTATGATGGTAAGTATATGCACCATGCAATTGCCATTCCTGAGGGTGAAGGTCGCTATATTCTTAATAGACTGACTGGCAAGATCACAACTATTAAAGGCCCCACAATGTATCTCCCTGATCCTAGAATTGAAGTTGTAGTTAAAAGAAAGCTTTCTGCCTCTGAATGTGATTTAATATATCCTAACAACTCAGAAGTTCTTGCTTATAATGAAGCTCTAACTGAAAAGGCAACAGAAAAAGCGGCGAAGAAAGGAATTGCTTCTCTTTCCGCGCTTGACAACCTTCTTAATACAACTTATGCAACAAGCAATCAGGAAGACACCCTCGCAATCTTTGAAGCTAATGCAAATATTGCTCGTGGAGTAAGTTATACTAAGCCTAGAACTATTACTCTTGATACTAAGTATGATGGTGTGGTTTCTATTGATGTTTGGACTGGATATGCAATTAATGTTGTTTCTAAGTCTGGTAAGAGAGAAGTCGTAGTCGGTCCCGCCACACGTCTTCTTGACTATGATGAAACTGTTGAAGCCATTAATGAAGCTTCTAACAAAACCGCTTTCTTGAAAATTAAAAATAATTGCATTTATGATCTTGTATCTGCGCAAACCGCTGATTTTGCAACTGTACAGATTGCACTTAACTATTATATCAACTTCCTTCCTGAATATAAAGATAAATGGTTCTCTATTAATAATTATGCGCAGTATCTTTCCAATAGCATGAGATCTATTATTAAGGATGAAGTCAAAAAGTATAATATTCAAGACTTTTATGCTAAAGAAATTGACATTATTAAGAACGTAATTCTTAATAAAAATACAGAGCTGGCGGAAGGCGCTTCTAACCGCAGAATCTTTACAGAAAATGGTATTGAAATTTATGATGCTGAAATTCTTGGAGTGACTATTGATAAAAACATTGCAAAAATGCTAACTGATCATCAGAATGAAATCATTCAGAAGTCTATTGAGCTTTCTGATGCTCAGGCTCAACTTAAGACTCTCGACGCTCTTGCAGAAGTCCAGAATAAGCAAGAGAAGATTGAAAGCGACAAAACTCTATTTGCTATGGAGCTTAATCAGAAGAGAGTTGAAGAAGAACTCAAAGAAAAGGAACTTATTGCCGCACAAGAACGAGCTGCTAAACTTGCTGAAACTCAGGCAACAAAGGAAATGCAGGAACTTCTTAATGATATTCAGGCGGCAGAACTTGCAAGAGCTAAAAAGGCTGAAGATGCCAAACTTGAAAGAGAAAGAGAAAGAGCAATTATCGAAAAGACAAAACAGGAAGCATATGCAGCAACTGTTGAAAAAATTATGAACTCTATTAGTCCTAATTTGATTGCCGCTATTCAGTCTCAGTCTAATGCAGAGCTTCTGACTGAAGGTATGAAGAGCATGAGTCCTTATGCGCTTGCTTCTGGTGAAACCGTTCCTGAAGTTGTTAATAAGCTTCTTAGAGGAACAACTCTTGAGGAAGTTATTAATAAGTCTAATGTAAATATAAACTTTTAATTAATAATCATTAACACAATAACAAGAGGAAGAAATCTTCCTCTTGTTTTTTTCTAAAAATTATTATATAATATATATAGAAAAGATAAAGGAGAAAATATATGAGGCTTTGGCATACTTCGCTTATTCCTGTTCTGCCTCGTGAGCAGTTGGTTGCTCAGTGGAGAGAACTATCCGCAATAGCCGGATCAATTAAAGAAAAAGGAACTCCTAATCATTTATTAGTTAATTTCGTAATGGATTATCCTTTTAATCATTTTATTTCTTATGCTTATTATGTGCGGGAAGAAATGAACAAACGCAGCTACCGCACAATGGATAGTGTATGGAAGAAGATCATTTCTCTCGTAGATAATAATGATTATAACATTCTTCCTATTAATGAAGTGTATTATAAAAAAATGGATGAAAAATACTTAGATATTTGTTTTTATAATCTTTATGAAAAACATCTATGCGGTGGAATTTCTGATGATGATTTTATAAAAATTAATGAAACAGTTTGGAATGTGCATGGTGATTATAATCATAGTATTGCATTCTAAAAGGAGAAAATAAAATGCTTAATAAAAACAATGAAAGAGAACTCGCTTATGTAGTTCTCATCGACGCAGTCACCCCCATTGAAGGGTATGATCGTGTGGAATTAGCCCATGTCGGTGGTTGGACGATTGTAGTTGGTAAGGGGGAATTCCATGTAGGAGATCCCGCAATTTACTTTGAGATTGATTCTCAGCTTCCTGAAGTTGAACCTTTTGTAAATATGGAATTTCTTGCAAAGAAGAAATATAAAGTAAAGACTCAGAAAATGTGTAAATCAATTTCTCAGGGCTTACTTATGTCTGCTGCAAATTTTGGATGGACTATTTATCACGATGAATCTGAAGAAGATACTTATATCATTGATAAAGAAAATAGATCTCATTCCACTAAAGACGAATCTCGTTTCCTTACTAAGCAGCTTGGTGTAACCTATGCTGTTGCAGAAGATAATGCAAGAAAAGCCAATTCAGAAGATAAATATAAGAAGATGTCTCAGCGGCATCCTAAACTCTTTTCTAAGCAGCCTTTCCGTTGGCTTATGAGAAGAAATTGGGGAAAGAAGCTTCTTTTCTTCTTCTTTGGTCGAAAGAAAGATAAGAAATCGGGCTGGCCTCAGTGGGTTACAAAAACGGACGAAGAGAGAATCGAGAACCAGTCCTATCTTCTCAAAGACAAGACCACTAAATGGATTGCGACTGAGAAGATCGATGGGACTAGCACCACCTTCACTCTTAAGCGCGGTAGATGGCCTCATAAGGATGAATTTTATGTTTGTTCTAGAAACGTAGTTTTTGATAAACCTGACAAGTCTTGCTTTTATGATACTAATGTTTATCTTGAAATGGCAGAAAAATATCATATTTTAGAACATATGACTTATATGCTACACAATGTATTTAAAGATTGTGATTGGATTACCATTCAAGGTGAAACTTATGGTGCTAATATCCAAAAGAGAGATTATCATATGACCGATCATGAATTTCGAGCATTTAACTTTATTACTTCAAATAGTGGCAGATGGAATTCTAAAAAGATGCAAACTCTTTTGGAAAAGGGGCATTATAATATTCCTTGCGTTCCTATCCTTGAAGAATCTTATATTCTCCCTGACACTGTTGAAGAATTAAGAGCATATGTTGATAGCGAAGCTTCTATGATTGATGGAAGTATGCGAGAAGGTATTGTCTTCCGTTCTCAAGACGGGTCTCAGTCTTTTAAGTGCGTATCTCCGGAATTTCTTCTCAAGTACCATCAGTAAATTTATAAGCGGAAGATTTTTATCTTCCGCTTGTTTTTTATAAAAAAATATAGTATAATATATATAGAAAAATAAAGGAGATTAACATGAGACTTTATTTTGTAAGAGCCAATGGCGAAAGAAAACATTTAAGTCAGGTTTTTGATAATCGTGAAACTAATCTCATTATTAAAAATTTTCTTGATGAGCATAATTTTAAATCATATTATACTAGAATGTGGTATAAAGAAAAAGAACATGAACTTTGGTTTGATGTAGGATCTCATACAGAATTTTTTGTAGTGACTGAAGTCGATGCTGAATCTGAATTTTATAAAAGTTTCTTTAAGGAGACTAATAAAAAATGAATAAAGTATATATTATGATGGGCCTACCTGGCGCCGGTAAATCAACCTTTTTAAAAAAATATACAAGTTCTTTATCTGATAAAATAGTTTCTCGTGATGAAATCCGTTTTTCTCTTTTAAAAGAAGGAGAAGATTATTTTTCTCATGAAGAAGAAGTTAAAAAAATCCTTTGGAAAACTATTAACGATGCTTTAATAGATGGTTATAATGTGTTTATAGACCAAACTTCTTTAAATAAAGCTTCAAGAAAACTTCTATTAGATCATATTCGTAAAAACATTGATATTAATGTTATTTTTGTTGATACTCCTTGTTTTAATTGTATTCAAAATAATAATACACGAGTTGGAACTAAGGCTTTTGTTCCAACAGGTGTCATTAGAAGAATGAATCACCAGCTTGAGCCTCCTACCTACGATGAAGGTTTTAAGAATATTTATACATATAATATTTATACTGATGAAATAATTAGACTTCCTGAAGAAGGAATTATAGCTTGGCAAAAAGAATTAAGGGGGAATTAATATGGATTCTAATATTTGGTTTATCTCTGATACTCATTTTAATCATGATAAAGATTTCATTTGGGAAGCTCGCGGTTTCCAGTCAGTCCAAGAAATGAATGAAGCTATTATTGAAAGATGGAACTCGTGTATTAAGCCCGATGATATTGTTTATCATCTTGGAGATGTTATTCTTGGAGAACTGGAGCCAGGTCTTGAAATTCTTAAATCTTTAAATGGACATATTAGACTTTCAATTGGAAATCATGATACAGAAAGCAGACTTACCGCATTTAAGAATCTATTTGAAGATATTCAAATGGGGTATAGAATTAAAACGAAACACGGCTGTCTAATGCTATCTCATTATCCGCAACTCACTAATAATACCGATCATTTTTATACCTACTCAATTCATGGACATACACATAGTCCAAATCCATTTTGTGAATTTCCACTCATGTATAATGTAAACTGCGAAGCTCATAACTGTAATCCAGTTGCTCTTGAAGATTTGCTTTATGATCTTAAAAACCACAATCAAGGACAAGATTAATTAATTAAATAGATATATTTTTAATAGATATTAGAAAGCGTCTAATATCTATTTTTTTAGGAGCTATTATGAAAACTAAATAGAAAATTTAGAAAATTAATCAATAGCTTGAATAGTTTTCTTTAAAAGAATAGTATTATACTAAAAAAAAGCAATTACAAAAATTAAAAAAAGAAACTTCAAGATTTAAAATATCCGCCTCTAAATTTCTTATGGGTTTCTTATTTTTAAATTATACTACT